TCTGACTACAAGAACAATGCTATGGCATTTGGTAGGTCTAACAGAAACAGCAATGGTGAATACATGAACATTGGTAAGTCTGGTAGTGCTATTAAGACAGGTGCTGGTCTTTATGAGCAGATGGAAGTGGCTAATACTACTTATTACACCACCTTCAGCCTTAAGCTTATTGAGGAAGCTCTATATGACCTATCCTATGGTGAGCTTGACATTAAGGACAGAGTTTTCATCATGAAGACTGGTCAGAAGGGTGCAGAGCAGTTCCATAAGGCTATTATGTCTGAGGTTAGTGGATGGAATATGTTTGCTATTAATGCTGATGCACTTGGTGTAGTTCAGAAGACTAACAGTCCTCTACATAGCAATGCTCTGAGAGCTGGCTTCCAATTTGTTGAGTACCTTGCTCCTATGGGTATCACCCTTAAGGTTGATGTAGACCCATACTATGATGACCCTGTAAGAAACAAGATTCAACATCCTCATGGTGGTCCTGCATTCAGCTACAGGTATGATATTATGGAAATTGGTAGCCCTGAGCAACCTAATATCCAGAAGTGTGTTGTTGAGAATGAGCCTGAGTATAGAGGTTATCAGTGGGGTCCTTTCAGAAATCCTTTCACTGGACAGACTAACAATCCTTATGCAAGCTTTGATGAGGATGCAGCAGTCATCCATAAGTATGCTACATTAGGTGTGCTAGTATTTGACCCAACCAGAACTATGTCTATCATCCCTGCTATTCTACAGGGCTAAATAATAAACAAAGGGTAGGGGGATAACCCCTACCCATTTTAACCAAAAAAAGGAGAATAAAAATGGCAAAAGAGAAGAAAACAGAAGAGAATCTTGGTATTGTTCTTGATGAAGAAACTATTAATCAACCTATAGAAAAAACTCCTATCCCAAAAGATAGTGACCTATTTGAAGAGGAAGAACCAAAAGTAACTAGACTTTCAGAGGAAAGAGATTCACTAGTAAATTGCTTAACTAATGAAATAGTTATTGTAAGATTTATTGCAAAGGCAAGAGGAAATATTACTGACCCAAAGCATATCCTATATGGTAATATGGCTCCTAAGTCAAAGATTAAATTCCCAGTTCCCATGTTGAGGTCAGGGCAGTATGCCGATGTCCTTACAAAGGAAGAAAAGAAATTCCTTGAATGGAAGCTAGGTCTTGAACCCAATGCCTTGAGTGTCTATAATAGAAAGAATAACTTTTGGGATGACTCTAATCAGCAGGGTATTGGCAGAGTAGAACTTACTAAAGGTGATAATTACTTTGATAAGTCTAAGCCACTTGATTATATTAAACTAGCTATTCTTAGGAGTTATAGTGATATTATTGCTCCTTCTATGCAAGTCCTTCAAGACCAACCAAAAGCCACTTATAGATTTGTAATGATTAGTGAAAGTGATTCTGCAAAGGATGCTAACATTAGAGTTACAAGCAAAGCTCAGGCTTATAAGGAGTTTGGTAAGATTGAAGACAATAAGGAGAAGATGAGGGTTATCATAGAGCTTATGGATGGTAGACCTACTGCTGCCAATAGTAAGATTGAATACCTACAAGGCAAGATTGGTGAACTTATTGAGACTAATACAAAGCTCTTCCTGTCTGTAGTTAGAGACCCGTTACTTGACAATAAAGTTCTTATCAAGAAAGCTATTGAGGCTGGTATTATAGCAAACAGAGGTAACTATCTCTACTATAAAGCAGATAATTCTCCTCTATGTAGCAATGGTGAAGAACCTACACTTAACATTGCAGCAAGATTTCTTAGCCTGCCTAAGAACCAAGAACTTAAGTTTACAATTGAAGCTAAAGTAAAAGAATAATGACACCTACAGAATTTTCTACTGAGTTTGATGTTTTATATAATAATATTACATCCAATCAAGCACCTGGTTTAAATGAGTATGAAAAATCAATCTTCCTTACTAAAGCACAAGAAGAAATTGTACTAGGCTACTATGATGGTAAGAATGTATTTGGAGATTCATTTGAAGCCACAGAAGAGCTTAGAAGGCAACTTGATGCTCTAGTAGAAACTAAGGTGTACCAGTATACTGATAGATTGAGTGATAATAGTGTTGCAGGAATTAGGGTTAGTAATAACTCTGTATTCTTCCAACTCCCTAGTAACCTAGCTTTCATCACTATGGAACAAATCACTTTCAGTGATGGAAGCCTAGGTTGCTATAATCATTCAAGAGTAAATGTTCAGCCTACCAGACAGGATGAATATAACAAAATAAAAGACAATCCCTTCAGAGGAGCTACCAAATATAAAGCTTTAAGACTTGATGCAGGTAATGGTAAGATTGAAATTATATCAAAATATAACTTTGATAAATATCTAATAAGATATGTCAATAAACCTGAACCTATAATCCTTGAAGACTTACCAAATGGTCTTACTATTGAAGGAATGCATACAACCAATGGTTGTAAATTAAATCCAATTTTACATAAAACTATACTTGAAAGAGCAGTGCTGATGGCTCTTAGAACAAAAACAAACACAGAAAGATAACAATATTGTTTAACTAAACCTTAATTAAAAATGGCAAACATTTTCACATCTAACCAGGTGAATCATGTCTTGGTTGTGACTGCAATTACCAGTAATTCTGGTGCTGACAAAGCTACAAAAAATGATAGTGAAGGAACTCTAGGCATTCATAAGGATGCTGATGGTAAACTATACTTTACTCATAAAGGTATGGGAGGTCTTACTAGAAGTGACTTGATTACTAATATCGAATCTATTAGAGTCACTCCAGCTAAGTCTATGGAAAAAAGTAGAAAGAATGTAGTTGTCACCCTCTCTGAGGATGCTAATGATGGAAATCCCATTGTTGGGCAAGATTATATTCTTAAACTTAAATTCCAAAATCCTATGGGAATGTCTCCTGACCATGAGTACTGGAAGCATGGAATAGTACATGTAATGTCTTCAGAGGCAACTCCATCCAAGTTTTATTTTAATATGGCAAAAAGTATTGCTCTTAACATGAGCAGAGAAGCTGCTAAAATGGTTGCTCCTTATATACTTACTGTAACTACCCCTAGTTCCTATGATTCTGCTAGTACAGGTGGTTATGCTGCTGGTACTCTAATTGAGTACAATGGTAAAATTTATATTAATAAAACTGCTATTTCCAGTGGTAGTGCTGCTGGTACTTGGGCACCTGCCAAATGGGTGGAAGTAGATGTAAGTTCACCAAAGGAATTTAGTGCTACTACAGCCTATGGCATAGGTGATGTGGTATCATATGGTGGCAATATTTATGTATTCAAAGCAGCACATAGTGCAGGAACTTGGGATACCTCTGATGTCACTGCTTTTACAGCAACTGAGGTAACTCCTAAATCTACTTTGTCTGATACTGTTACTGCTATGGCTCTTTTACTAAAAGAGAATGATATTACAGAGTGGAGGCTTGGTATTCAGCAGGAGAAGAAACTTACTTGGGATGTTGCTTTTACTGAAGTGACCTGGGTAAATAACAATGTTACATACACTGAAAAGTGGGGTAATAGTGCTGAAGTTAAAGGAGATACTGTTGTAAATAGCAAGCTCGCAGCTGAGCTTGAATACTTCGCAATGGGTGAAAGAGCTGACCTTTACAGAGGTATGGGATGGCCTGATAACAGAGAAACTAAGTATATAGTCAATAATAAGAGTAAGTATGGCTATGATATGATTAATATTCATTATTCTTACGTTGGAAGTAATCATGCTATTCAAAAGTCTGAAAAAGACTTAACACTTATTGTTGAGAGAGTTAAGACTGATAATCTTATTGGTACTCTTACTCAATCTGTTGAAACTAGACTTGACACACTCCTTTCTCTTGGTTGGACAGTAGACAATACTAACGCTAATAGATGGGGTTAATATTCTATGGAATAAAAAAAAAATGAGGGAGACTGAAAAGTCTTCCTCTTTTTTATACTAATGAATTTTATTAGATATTTGTATAATTCAAAAAATTTATGTATCTTTGCAATTAATTTGTAAAGATACATAATTATTTTTATATGGCTACTTATAGAGAAATAGTAAACATAGTATTGGATGAACTTAAACTTACAAGTGATGATTCTCACTTTGTAGAAGAACATGTTCTCTTTCTAGCTAACAAATACAGAGCCTTTATATTAAAACAAAGGTACTCTGACATTAGAAAGGAGATTCCAATATCTAATTACCAAGTAATATGTGTGGATTTGGAGGTGGTTACATTACCAGCTTCAAATATTTGTGGAGCAGGAACTTACTTAAGAAGTAAGCAACCTATTCCAAACCTTTTAACAATAGTTAATCCAGAACTTTCTTCTCTGGATTTATTCACAGGAAATTATAATTATGTAAGTCCTTTAAGGTTTAAATATGCAGGACATAATAAATTTCTTAGAAACCAAGTCTATGCAACCATAGCCCCTGACAATTATCTTTATATGAAATCAAATAATTCTCAATTGTATTATTTGAAGAAGGTAAAGATTTCAGGTATCTTTGAAAACAGTGATAGCATAACAGAACTAAACTGTAACAAAGAATGCAATGAAGATGGCATAGTTACTAATGAAATCTGTGATGTCCTAGATATGCAGTATCCTTTAGAAGAAGCACTTATTCCTGTAGTAACAGAACTTATAGTAAAAGAATTATCAGGCTTTAAGTATCAAGCACAAGATTCTATTAATAATGCAAATGATGACCTATCCAACTTAGCAGCTTATATAAGACAGCAAGTCTCAGAGGGTAGAAGGTCTGACTTATATAAGAACCCATGACCTATGAAGAATTTAGAGTAGACACACTAAAAGCCAATCAAAAGAAACATCACTTTAAAGTGAATAATTCTTATGGTATTAAAGATGCTTACAGATGGTGTATAAAACATAAGCAAATTGACAAATCATTATCTGAAAAAGATTTTAGGATAATCATCAACACCATTAATAAATCCCTTCAAGACCAACTTTTGCAAGGTAAAGATATAAATCTTCCTGAAAGAATGGGTAGGATTGAAATAAGAAAATACCCTACCTATGTGGGTCTTGAAGGAGATAAGATAAAGACTAATCTATCAGTAGATTGGGATAAAACTCTAAGATTATGGTTTGAAGATAAGGAAGCTTATAAAAATAGAACCTTAGTAAGATGTGAAACAAAAGAGAAATTCAAGTTTATTTATAATAGAAGAAAAGCTAAATATAACAATAAATCATTCTACGAGTTCACGCCTACTAGGGATTTAAAGTTAAAATTAAAAGAAGTAATTAACAATCAAGGTTTTGATGCCTTATTATTAGTTGATAAAAATGGATTATGTAAATATAAATGTAGTAGTAGATAGAATAAAGAGAAATGAGCTTTTAAGTGATATTCCTCTTGAGACTATTTTAGATTATACGTTTGAATTTATAAAGCTTGTAGGAATGCCTAAAGCTTTCTTAGAAAAAACTACTTTAGTTGAAGTTGAAGATTATAGAGGTGTGCTACCTTGTGATATATATGAGATAATCCAAGTAAGAACTACTCATGGAGATTATTTTAGAGGAAGTACAGATTCTTTTCACATGAGTCCTGCAAAAGAGAGAAATGGAAACATTGCAAGGAATACTGGCATTACCTATAAAGTGCAAGGTAGATTTATATTCACATCTATGCCTAAATGCACCTTAGAAGTAGCTTATAGAGCCTTTAATCTTGATGATGAGGGATTACCCCTCATACCTGATAATGGAAGCTATGCAAGAGCATTAGAGGAATATATAACAGTAGAGTGTTACACCCACTTATTTGACCAAGGTAAAATTACACAACAGGCTTTGGAAAACAGAAAACAAAGATATGCTTTCTATGTTGGGCAGGCACAGACTGAATTAATAAGACCTAGTTTAGACCAGATGACTTCAATAAGTGCCATGTGGAATAAACTTTTACCTAGTAAAAAAGATTATAATAATGGTTTTGTATCTGAAGGAGCAGCACAAATATTAAGGAGACACTGATATGGGAAAACAGATATTCAATATTAAAGGTATGACAAGAGACTTAGACCCTGCTAAGTCTTCAAATCAATATGCTTATGAAATAAGAAATCTTAGACTTACTGCACAGGAAGATACCACATTATTGGCTCTAACTACAGAAAAAGGAAATACAGAATATACTATCATAGGAGACACCATACTGGGAAATATAGTAGGATATTGTACTATAGATAAATATCTAACTTTATTTACTTATGGTAATAATACTAACTATATTTATAGACTTGTAGAACAAGATAACACCATCCTTAATAGTTTTAAATTATATGAAGGTAATTTAGGTTTTGATGAAAATGATACCCTTGAGACTATAGGTGTTTTTGAAAGTGAGAACATAATAAAAGTATATTGGATTGATGGTAAGCATCAACCTAGGTTCATAAACATAGTAGCTGATACTACAACTATTCAAAGCTGGTCTACTAAAGATACTCCTTTTGATTTTATTCCAGCTATGTCTTTAAAAGAGACAGTTGAAATTAGTAGGGCAGAATATAGTGGAATGTTCCCTGCTGGAACTATTCAATATGCTTTATCTTATTTTAATAAAAATGGTCAACAATCTAACATATTCTACATATCTCCTATATATTACACTTCTCCTGATGGTAGGGGAGGTTCTCCTGAAGAGACTATATCTAATTCCTTTAGAATTACTATCAATAATACTGACAATAATTTTGATTCTATAAGAATCTATTCTATTCAAAGAACTTCAGAAAATGGCACTCCTATATGTAAAATAGTTAGAGATGTTAAGAATGAAGGTACTCTAGTTCAAGATACTCAGCATATCTTTACTACTACTACTACCTCCAGTGCAGGAAGAATTACTACTTCTCCTAGGATTAGAATATGGAATCATGATGAAACTACCTTTCTAGAAAGTAATAGCATACCTTTAGATACTTTTTTAACAAATGTCTCTAACAATGAAAGAACTTATACAATAAGAAACTTTCTTAGTGGGTCTTCTTTTATATCTGGATATGATGTGTATTTATATACAGGTATCATAACACCTGATGGAGAGATAGTTAAAAAATATACTAGTAAACCTCCTTCTTCAGGCAGTGCCAGTATTATAGGAATAATTACTATAACTGAAACATTAGCTTTCAATGATGCTCCTAACGATGTATCATATGTCATATCTTCACCAAATGTTACTATAGATACTCCTATTAGTAATTTCATAGAAGAGACTACTTGGATAGGTACAAAAATACAAAGTATAGATGCATCTTATAATACTATTTCTATTATAGATAATGGTATGATAGGACAAATAGTTGATATTAATGAGATATTATTTGCAGGAGGTTCAGCTATAATTCCTTATACAATGGAACAAAAGAATAATGTGTTATTCTTTGGTAATTATACATATGCTGATAATTCTCTATCTGAGGAAGATATTACTGCTATCGCCAATGGAATTAAAGTTTATTATGGTTATGCAGATACTATTATTAGTAAGGGAGTTATAGGAAATCACTATATGTATAAGAGTCAATTGGAACTTAGTAATAAGGAGATAACAACTTTTAAAGGAGGAGAGTATTATACCTTCGGAGTTATTTTACAAACTTCTACTGGTACTTGGACTAGTGTTATTCCTATAGGTACATTTTTAAATACATTATATCCAAAAGACTCAAAAACTGGCTTTAGACCTGTTAAGGCTTTTCTACAAATATCTCCTGATATTTCAAATATACTATCTAGATATAAAACTATAAAGGCAGTATACTCTAGTTATAATAATGTTTTATGCCAAGGAGCTTTATGTCCTACTGTTTTCAGTAAAAGAAGAAATGACCCTAATGGTAAGATATATGCACAGTCATCTTGGTATTTTAGAACAGTTGATAGTGATGCTAATTCTCATTTACCTTCCAATATACATAACCATTCATTAGGTGCTGATGCTGATAATGAAAACCATACACAAGAAATAATGGGTGCTGTTACTAATGGTTTCTATAACAAAGACAATATAAATCTATATAGTAACACTGATATGTTTGTAGATTGGAATACTCTAACTATAAATAGTCCAGACATTGAATGGGGTAGTCTTAAGAAAACAAAAGCTAAAATGAGACTTGTGGGTGCTATGCCTATAACAGCTGGTATAACCAGTATGAGTCTTAATTTAAGTTCTTCATTAAAGAATCCTGAAAGAGATGGATTAGTATTTAATCCTATAATCAATAATAACATTAGTATCTTAGGTTATCAAGTAAACCTTAATGAATACATATTTAATGATGATTTATTTGATGCACTTAATACAGGAAATTTAGAAGACTTAGAAAATAGCTGGGGAGATTATTCTGCATATTATCCTATTTTTACTTGGCAAAAGGAAGGTTCCATTACTACACAGAATGATACAGAAACTCCATATGCTGCACTTAAGACTAAGGTAATGGCTTCATTGAGGGAATCTGCATATACAGATTACTTTATTAATAACCTTACAGAATTTAATAAAGCTAATCTTGAATATGATATATCTCCTTTTGATGTTTATTATAATGATAATAGAAATATACTTCTAGAAAGACAAGAAGAGAATAGTTTATATTTAGGAGCAGTAGACACTGTATTGTCTTCTACTATGGATTTGTATGCTAAATATAATAATACTATAAGTAAGAGAAGTATCTTTACTAATGCTATTGTAAGAATGAAATACAATAGTGGTATTCATGGTGTATTTTCTTTATTAAACAAGAATGCCACTACTACCATTCTTCCTGATGTAGTTGCAGATTCTGAAAGTGTTGAGGAATCTAATGCAGCAGGTATTAACCCTATATTAGTTATAGATTATTCTGAAGATTTAATCAACCGTAGTCATCCTAATTTTTACTATTCTCCTCATAGTATAGCTATCTATTATGACCCTGATACAACACTTTTACATGTAGGTGATATATTCAAGAATGAAGCTTCTGAATCCTCTAAATATTATCTTTATTATGTGGTATCTTTAACTACAGAAGAGGATGGAGACCCACTTAATCCTAATCATGTTGCTATATTAGATAGAATAGATGGTAGATTTTTAAAATCACACTCTAGGGATAACCATATTAAAATCACAATAACTACTGAACAAATTGGTGGTGCAACCTATATTACTTATAAATCTTATGTAAGATATGTAGAGAATAACGTAGAGTACTATTATCCAATAATATATCAAGAAATAGTAGTACCTAGAGAACCAGAACTTTCAGGTGTTGTGTATGACAGTGAATATGATAATAGTGAAGAGTCTATAATGCAATATGATATTGTACAAACTCATACTATAATACAAAGAAGTTCACCCTATGAAAATACAACTCCTGTTGCTAATTATATATATCTAGCAGAAATCTATTTAAGTAATCCTTATATAGAAAGAGATTATAAGAATGTAAAATGGAAAGTTGCAGGTCTTCCTAAGCCTATAAATTCTAATTTAAGATTATTAGAAGCAAGCTATGGTGATACTTATTATCAAAGGTATGATTGTTTAAAAACTTATCCCTATTCTTTAGAGGATACTAATCAGGTTATTGAGATATTTTCTTTCATGTGTGAAACAAAGATTAATATAGATGGAAGATATGACTTAAGAAGAGGATTAAGAGATAACACTGTTGTTCATGATACTAACTTTAATCTGTTAAATAGGGCTTATACTCAAGAAGATAATATTTATTCATATTCTTATATAGACCCTAAGGATATGGTTAATAATTTTCCCAATCAGATATTATGGACCCTTCCTAAGACTTATGGTAGTGATATAGACCAATGGACACATATAACTCCCACTGCTATATTAGACATGGATGGTACCTATGGTAAGATAAATTCTTTAAACCTATGGAATGAAAATCTTATATGTTTTCAAGATATGGGAATAGCTAAAGTTGCTTACAATGATAGAACAGCATTATCTACCACTTCAGGAGTGCCTATTGAAATAGCAAACAGTGGAAAAGTTGATGGGAAATATTATATAAGTAATCAGGTAGGTTGTAAGAATAAGAAATCTATAAAAGTTACTCAAAAAGGTTTATACTTTATTGATAGTAATAAAAAAGAACTTTATGAATTATCAGAAGGTTTATCATCTTTATCCAAGAGTAAGGGATTTAACGCTTATTTTAATACTCTTCCTGACCAGACATTAGATTCCATAAAAACATTCTATGACCCAAAGTTAAGGGATTTATATTTCAAGGTAGGAAATGAGTGTTTAGTATATAGTGAGCAATTTGGAGAATTCTTATCTTTCTTTGACTACAATGCAGACTTTATATTACCTTTTGGTAAATCTTTAATAGCTACTAAAGGTAATACTCTTTGGAAGCAATTTGAAGGAAATTATTTATCTTATTTTGGAGAAAATGTTGGATACAATATAGAGTTTATATCAGCAGAATATCCTGTAGTAGATAAAACTTTTTATAACCTAGAATTTAGAGCTGATGTACTCAATGGTAGTATAACTAATGCAAATGTACAGGCTACTTCTAATAATGTTAATAAAGTTCCTTTTAGTTCTGTTAGAGTATGGAATGAATATCAAGATACTGGTACTGTAGACTTTACAAGAACTATTAGAAGAGATGGTATCTCTAATATAAATCAAAGGTTTAGAATATGGCATTCAGATATACCAAGAGATAGTAATGACCCTAGAGGGCTTAATAGAATTAGAAGTCCTTGGGCAAGAATAAATCTTAGTAATAAAGCTGAATCTAAGAAAACTGTAATACATGATATTGGAGTAAATTATTTATAATGAGTATATAAAGATAAAGGTGATAAGGGAAATACTTATCACCTTTAATTTTTTTAAAAAAGTTCTTGCGTAATTGAAATAAAATTCTTATCTTTGCAAAATTAAATTAGTTTATTATGATTAAAGATTTTGGAATAGGAATTCCCAAAGATATATATTACAATAGGGAATTAACCAAAGACCTTAAAGGGTATCTAGGAGTTTTAGGAAGTGGTGCTTCTATATTAAATTCTTCTTATGGACTAGCCAATCCTAATTTAGATAACTTTGATGAAGGATTACAATTGGAATTAGAAGAATTAGAAAACCAAAGACAACCAATAAATGCTTCTTCTATAGATGACTTAGTAGGTCAGATGAATGCTTATAAACCTCTTAATACTGACTATAAATTTGAAGATTATTATAAAGGTCCTAGCGATGCTGATATATTAAAGACTACTTTGAGTAATACTATTTCAGGTGCCACCACAGGAGCTTCTGTAGGAGGAATTTATGGAGCTATTGCTGGAGGACTTATAGGTTTAGGCAGTGGTATTGCGGGGGGTATAACAGGTAAGAATAAAGCTACTAATGCAGCTAATAAGGCTATTAATGAGTTAAATGAGAAACAGAGAGAAATTAATAGCTATACGCAGAATTCTTTTAAAACAAATATGGATACATTATTAAATGAAAATATAAGAAATATGTCTACCCAATTGGCATTTGGAGGAGCTTTACCTGGTTATGGCGGAGATTGGTCTAATGGACTAAACTTTGTTAAAGCAGGTAATAGGCATGAACAAAATCCTATAGGAGGTGTGCCTATGGGTATGGCAGAAGATGGTACTCCTAACTTAGTTGAAGAAGGTGAAGTTATTTGGAATGACTATGTATTTAGTAACAGACTAAAAGTTCCTAATAGAGTTAGAGAAACTTATAATATAAAAGGTAAAAATGATATGACTTTTGCAGAAGCGGTTGAGAAATTACAAAAGGCTTCTTCAGAAAGACCTAATGACCCTATTGAGAAAAGAACTTTGGACTCTGTACTTTCTAACTTAATGCAGGAGCAGGAAATTATTAGACAAGAAGAGAATGAAAAGGAACAGTTTAATCAAATGGAAGACATGGCAGCTTATGCTGCTGATGGTGGTCCAATTCATATAGCAAAGAATAAAAGGGGTACATTCACAGCTGCTGCTACAAAGCATGGTATGGGTGTGCAGGAATTTGCAAGTCATGTACTTTCTAATAAAGATAAGTATAGCACCACTATGGTCAAGAAGGCTAATTTTGCTAGAAATGCCAGTAAGTGGAATCATGCTTATGGAGGACCCATTGCAAAGATATTAAGTGGAGATAAGGATTATCCCAGCTTTTTAGGACAACCTCTTGTCAATAATAGCTGGCCTGTATTTAATAATCCTACTGACCCTACACAACCCTTTATTCCTATTGAAAAACTTTCAGACCCTCCACAGACACTTGAGGGTATGAGAACAGATTTTGGAATACCTAATCCTACTGAAGTCATCAGTAGTGAGCAGAGTTCAGAAAATCCTTCTAATTGGGAAACTTGGTTAAGGTATGCCCCAGTACTTGGTGCATCAGTAGGACTTGGTTATACTTTATTTGATAGACCTGACCACAGATATGCCAATGAATTAGAAGCTGCTGCAAGGGAAGCTACAGGTAATACTTCACAAGTATCTTATAATCCAATAGGTGATTACCTTGCTTATAATCCATTTGATAGATTATTCTATGCAAATGAATTAGGAGCTCAACAAGCTGCTACTAGAAGAGGTATTGTTAATGCAGGTAATGGCAATGTTGGTGCTACAATGGCAGGTCTCTTAGCATCTGGTTATAATGATAATATTGGCTTAGGTAAGCTATATAGAGCTGGTGAAGAATATAATCTTGACCAAAGACAGAAGGTTGCTGACTTTAATAGAGGTACTAACATGTTTAACAGTGAGGCTGACCTCAAGACTCAAATAGCTAATGCTGAAATGAGAAGAGCTAATGCAAATCTACTGCTTGATGCTAGAATGAAAGCTCTTGGATTAAAGCAGGCAGAAGACCAAGCTTGGGATGCAAGTCTTGCAGCAAACCTGACTAACTTGTTTGACAATGTTGGTAATATTGGCTGGGAAGCTGTTAATAGAAATATGATTAATAGTAATCTTGGTCTATATTATGGTATAGGAAGAGATGGTAATTTATATTATAAGAATGCTTATAATAAATTATCTCCTGAAGAAAAAGCTAAAGTTGATGAACAAGCAGCAACTCTTGGTATTGAAGTTGGAAAAAAGAATGGAGGATATTTAACTATAAAGAATAGGAGGAGAAGATAATGCCTAATTATGGATTAGTTATTAATAGTAGGTTTAGACCTTTCTCTTATCAAGAAATGCTTGCTCCTGTACAGCAATCTACAGAGGCACATCAAGCTCTTGAGAATGCTTATGAAGAATTAAATACTAATGCTAGTATTTGGGAAGGATTAGCTAATAAGGAGAGTGACCCTATAACTTACCAAAGGTATAAGAATTATGCAGATGCTCTTAAAACTCAAGCTGATGAATTAGCTGCAAATGGTTTAAATCCCACTTCAAAACAAGCAGTGAGTAATTTAAGAGCAAGATATGCTAGTGACATTATACCAATAAAAAATGCTTATGAAAAAAGGCAAGCTGACATAAAAGCTCAGCAGGAAATACTATTGAAAGACCCTACACATTTCTTTGATAAAAAGGCTAATGAGACTTCTTTAGATGAATATCTAACTAATGATAAACTTGATGTTTTATCAGACCAATACAGCGGAGCATTATTAAGACAACAAGTTGGTCAAATGGCTCAAGCTTATAAGAATACTCTTACTGATAAAGGTGCCTTATCTAAACTTGGATTACCATATCAATATGAAAGAAAGTTGCAATCTGGTGCAAGTGTTGATGATGTTTTGAAAGCTATGTCTGAAGACCCAAATGCTTTGCCTTTCCTTACTAAGATTGTAGATGATGTTTTAGCTTCTTCTGGAATAATGGATTGGAGTACTATGCAGGGGGATTGGAGAAATAATAAAAGAGCTGTAGCTCTATATGAAAAGGCTAGAGGATATGCTAGAGAAGGATTATCTGAAGCTATAGGAACTTCTAAAATTGAACATTTCACTGATTCTTATAGTATGCAGAATGCTTTGGCACAACAAGACTTTAATAGGAAACTTGCTGCTGCTAAAGCTAAAGAGAAAGAGAATGCCAAAAGTATGATAGACCCTGTTAATTTATATAATAATGTTCGTAATGATAAGAGGACTGATTGGGAAAAGCAGGGTATTGTAGTAAATAAAGATGGTAAATATTATTTAGCAGATAAAGGTAAACAATATCTTAATGCTTATAACCAAGCTCTTAGTAGATTTAAAGGAAATGCTGATAGATTAGAATCTTATTTAAGAGGTACTTCTGAAGAGAAATCAAATATTATGATAGATAAAAAAGGTGCTCTTAATGGATTATTACTTTTACAAGATTTACAGGATTTAAGTGTTAAGTCAGGTAAAGATTTAAATATTATGCAACTTAAGACTAAAGGCTCTAATGATGTATTTCCTACTACTATATTTAATGATGCTAGTATTTCTGAACTTTTAACAGACGACTTAAATAGGACTATTCATAGTCAAACTGCATATAGGTATCAAATAGGTAAAGAAGACTCCGATGATGTATTAGGTACTATTCTTAGTGATTATGGACAAGGAAAGTATCTTGATGTAATGAAGTATGATTCAAAATCTCAGAGTTATAAAAAATCTGGTACATTGAATAGAAGTGATTTATCTGATTATAGAATTAATAATATACAGGTTTCTAAAGCTGGTAATATAGTAGAACTTTTAGATGAAGATAATAAGACTACCATTGTTCGCTTACCAAATTCTAGAAATGCTCAAAGACTTGGCATTGTATTAAATAATATTTCTGCATTGCAAAATCAAATGTCTTCTTTAGACCCTTCTTCTACAGGTTATGCCCAATTAGAAGAAATACTTGAAAATCAAGAAGCAACAATTTATCAAATTATTAGTGATAATTATCGTAAAAATAAATCTAAAAATCAAGAGTTTAACGCTAATAGTGTTGAATAATGGAAGATATAACAAGAACTGGAGTACAAACTGGTAAAGAGCTCCAAAAACAAAATAGTGAAAATTTTAATGTTCAAGATTGGGTATCTAAAAATATTGACCAATCCTATAAACCGCAGTATCAATTTGGTTCTATTAATGCCCCTAAAACTTATACTCCAGAAGAATTAGGAACTGGGGCAGATTTTGGAGAAAGCAGATATGATATAGGATATTCAATAGATGAATTACAAAATTATCAAGATATTAGAGGTAATTCCCAATCAGGTATAGCTAAACTAGGTTCTGGTATAGGTAAAGGTATAGCATTAGCTGGTACTACTTTCCTTGATGGTACACTTGGTTTATTGTATGGTGTTGGTCAAGGTCTTGTAGAAGGTAGAGTAAGTGCTCTTTGGGATAATGATGTCTCAAATGCTTTACAGACAGTAAATCAAGAATTAGAAAGAATTCTACCAAACTATAGAACTCAGGAAGAGCAGGAAAAACCTTGGTATCAGAATATTGGTACTATGAACTTTTGGGCTGACAGTGTAATAAAGAATTTAGGTTTCACTGTTGGTGCTTTCTATAGTGGTGGAGTTTGGACTAAAGGTCTTAAAGCTATTGGTGCTTTGAATAAAGGACTTTCTGCAAGTGTTGTAGGAAGTCTTATGTCAGGTCTCAATGAAGGTAGAATTGAGGCTAATAATGGTCAGAGGGATTTCCTTAAACTTCAAAATGCGCAAATAGATGATGCCTATAATCAGAGATACCAAGCTATATTTGAGAGTGGTTTATCTGATAATGATAAAGCATTGGCATTAGCACAATTAGATACTGATACAGAAGCTCTTAGACAAGATGCTCTTGAAAGAGCCCATTCTATGGGTCTTACTACTCTTATTGGTAATACTATAATTCTTACTGCTTCTAATATGTGGCAGTTTGGTAAACTATACAGTAGAGGATTTGCTAATCATGCTAATGTGAAGGCAGCAGCAAAAGCAGCTGGTAAAGAAGCTCCTACCATAATGGAAGAAGGAGCTAGATTAAAAGCTGCTGATGATATGATGTCTAAGATTGGCAATAGATATGTTGCTAAAACTACAAGTAAGGGTAAAGCTATACTTAGAGGTGCAAGCAATGGTCTTGCAGAAGGTTTTGAGGAAATGAATCAACAATGGATTCAAAGTGGTGCAGGTGAAATGTATTCACCTGATTCTCCTGATGCATATTATGAAGCTCTACTTAATCACAATTCTCAAGTATCCACTCAAGACTTTCTAACAGGTATGGCTAAAGGCTTTACTGAGTCTTATGGTGATGGTTCTCAGTGGGAACAATTTGCTGTTGGTGCTTTGACAGGTTTATTTGGCATGCCTACCTTTGGTAGAGTAAATAATGCAGATGCAAATACATATCTTGGCAGAAGTAAAGCAGTTGGTATTAGTGGTGGTATATTTGGTGAGATAAGAAATGCCAGAGAGCAGAGTGATTTAAATAAAAGAACTGCTGATGTTATGAATAAATATCTTGACAAAATAGAAGAACAAACTTCTCATTTTGTTCAAGGTAAATCCTTTACTAATGCAATGGATGGTTTTGCAGCAGAGAAGAATAGATTTGAGTATCAAAATGCTTCTGACAATGATGACTTTGCTGCTGTTGCTGCCTTTGCCACTGCTGGTAGACTTAATGATTTAAAAGATATTATTAATCAAGACTTTGAGAATATATCTGATGAGGAACTAGCAAGTATTGCTAGAAATACAACTCCTGATGTTACAGTTAATGAGGAGGGTAATGTAGAAACCAAAGATGCTAATGGTAATATCTTAACTGGTGGCTGGAGAGCTGCTGATGGTACCCTATTGTCTGATACTGAAGAAGGTAGAAGACAAATGAAAGAAGAATTAGTCAAGAAGAGAGATAAGATGATTAAGGCTGTAAATGACTATGAACAGTCTGTCAATCTTGTAAGAGGAATAGCTAATAATTCACTCAATGATGACCAAATTAATGAATTAGCATGGCTGCATTGGAAAGGTAAGCAATTCACTGACAGATATAATTCTATTAAAGGAGAACAGGGTACTACATTACAAAGATTAAGACAAATAGCTAATGAGATTAGTGAAGCTCCTTTTGAAAATAATAGAGATGTTTTGTTGACAGATTTACAAAACAAGTATAATGATATTGTTGCTGATAGACAAAATATTGAAGAAGCTTTAAACTTATATACTCAGGAAGAAGTTTCTCAAAGAGAGGCTTTAAAGCAGGCACAAGCTCAGTTAGAGCAACTTAAGGGAGTTGCTAATGCAAGGGAATCTGTTATAGATTCAGAGCAGCAGCGCAGAATTAATGCTATAGAGAAAAGCACTAAAAGGGGTAGACAAAAGAAATTAGAAAGGGCTCAGAATTTACAACAGATAGCTGCTGCAATGAGTGAGCAGAAATCTCGTAATGAACAAATTCAAAATCTTGAAACTACTATTGCCAATATAATGGCAAGAGGTAAGGAAGCTTCAAGAAAGAAATTAGATACTAAAAAGAGATTGGCTATTGCAAAACAAGCTGAAAAAGATGCTAAGCATGAATATGATATGGTATTCTACAATGATGATACTGAAAGTATGAAATCATTGCATGAATCTCAAACTAAAGCAGCAAGCAATTTAAGAGATTTTCTTGATTACTTAAGTGCTGCTGAGAATCCTATTACCCTTGCTAGTAGAATTGAGGCTAATGAGAAAATAGTTAATGCATTAAGTAATCCTGTGATTAAGGCTATCTTACAAAGTAGGATGGGTGAAGATGGTGAGAATATTGATAAATTTTTAGAATCTTTACAAGATACTGCTAAGATAGCCAGAGCTGCCAAGGACTTCAATGAAAGATTTGAGGAGTTTAGAAAGAATCCTCTTAATCTTCAAAAGAGAAGGAATAAAATTCAACAAAAGGCAGAGGTTATAAGAAAATCTAGAGAAGATAGTAAAAAGAGAAAAACTATAGAGAATGCATCTGTAAGTGAACTTGTTAATAGTGATTTAGATTTGGATGACCTAGAAGGTGTCCTAGGCAGTGATACTCCTGAAGATGGCGTTACCACTATACAAGGAGAATCTAAACAAAAAGTAAAAACAGCCAAAGCTATAGTAAAACAGGTGTCTAATATGGAAACTGCTATAGACAAGTCTAATGCTTCTGAGCAGACTAAAAAGGATGCTAAGACTTTATTAAATAATAGTAAGTTAGTTTCTGAAGACTTAGAGCAGTTAGGAGATTTATCTAGTGAGGCTTATAATGACCCAAGTTCATTAGAAATAGATAATTCTATAGAACCTGAAAAGATGCAGGAAGCTATGCAACAAAGAGTTGATGAGGCTAAAAACTTATTATCAGAAATGCAGGCAGCTGTATCTGAACAAAATGCAGAAGATGATGATTGGATTACTAAATGGGGAGCAGAAATAGATAGTGAGATGCAGAACTTGATGGATAACATGGCATCAATAGAAGAAGTAGAAGCTGCAAAAGCAGAAAGGGAAAATACTACAGGACATGATGGTGTGGAAGATGGTCCCTCAATACAAGAAGAAAATGCTGCTAAAAAACAGGCAGAGGAAGCTGCAAGAGCTGCCATACAGAATCCTATGAGAGCTGGTACTCAAGCTGAAATGATTCTAGATGAAATAGGATTAGATAAGAAGCAATATTATGAACTTGCTGTTAATATGGTAAAGAGCTTTTATGATATGACTAAGCAAGGTGTAACGGCACTTGAAGCTATAGAAACAATATTATCTAATAAAGATTTTAATCCTATAACACAAAATACTAACTCCAGTGTTGCTTTACAGAATTTTATTCTTAGATGGCAAAAAGCTAAAGCACAACAAGCACAGGTTGCTCAAGCACAACAAGAAACTCCTAGAGAAATTCCTACTCCTGAAATTTCACAAGAATCTGTTGATAGAGATAAAAATACTGATAATACTAGAATAACAGAAAGAAATGACCAATCTCTTGCTGAAAATACATTGGGTAAAACTCTTCAATATTGGAAACCTACTACCACTTTAATGCCTATACACAGTATTGGCAGAGGTAGAAAATTCTATAGTAAAGAATTTTTGGATACTACTAGGTATCCTGAGAATGTCAAGAAGAGAATACAAGCAATAGGTGAATACCTTGAGAAACATGGTACTTTTGACAGAATAGACAGAGGTGAAGTACAAAAAGGTGATGAGGTGCACTTTATTATAGACAGTGCTTTAAATGCAGAAGCAGGGGAAATAGTTATCCTTATGGCTGATAAAGAGGGTAATATCATTGGTGATGTAATGTCTCTTAATGATGCTCCAGTTATAAACCAAATAGGATTATCCTCATTTATAGCAAGAATGCAAAAAGAGTACCAAGAAGCTGGTTCTCCTGAACATTTTGTTAGTAAAGAAGTATCTGAAGTAGATAAGAGGTTAATTGGTAAAGTACCCTACTCCACACAAAGTCATACTTTGAATGAAGTACATACTGATAATGGTACTCCTATACCCTTTAAACTAGGTGTTGCAATGAGTAGTGGTAGAATGTCTCAAATCTCCACATCTTATAGAACTACAAGTCAAGGACAGAGTGAAGAAGAAAGACAAATTCTACCCCCATTAAGTGCTACAGCTGGACAACCTTATCTAATTATGCCTACTGGAGATACTAAGGGTAATAATAGATTTATCACAGTACCTTTTATTATGGATAAGTTTGGTCCTAATAATATGAATACCCAATTAGGTCAAGCTATCCAAGCTATAATTAGAGATATTATAAAGGGTGATAATAGTAAAGCAGGTAGTTTAAGGTCACAAATAGAGGAATTATTATCTGCTGATATACATATTAACTATGATGGTCAAGGTAATCTTTGGATAAGATTAGGTGAGGGTGAACAAGCTAGAACCATCTTTGATAGTAGAAATAATAATTCTGGAATCTTAAACAATCTTACAGAAGATTCTACAAATGACCTTGTAAGACAAATATCTTTAGGATTACAAGGAATACCTTTCCAAGTAAATAGAAAGTACATTAATTCTACTTATAAGGGTCAGGATTATAACAGGATGATTGGTGAAATTGCCACTATTAATCTTGGTATTGGAGATACTCATACAATCAGCAATTGGTTTAGTATTAAACCTCTTGATGAAAATGGTAATACTATTAAGCCAAAAACTTCTAAAACTACTGGAGTAAATCCAAATGCTGCTAATAATAGATTAATCTCTATACCTCTTAGTGATGGTGGTAGTGCTTCAGTAAACTTAGTTACTAAAGAAGTTTATATAAATGGTAATCTATATACAGAAGATGCTACTATAAGGGATAAGTATCTTGCTCATGCCTATGGTATTCAGAGTGGTCAGGATATGAATAAGTCATATCAAAGTGAATGGGGTTACTATAATCCTATTACTTTTAAATTTGAAGAAGCTCCTACATTTAGTCCTGTTAGTGATACTAGTATGAATACTACTGATATGTCTGTAGAAAATAATCCTCAAGCAGGTCAATCATTAGGATTAACTTTAGGTGCTGGTTTAGTAACTCCACAGTCTCCTAAAGACATTAATACTAGTATTGTAACTGATGAAGGTCAAAATGTTAAAGTATCTATTAAATATGATAATACTAATACCTTAAAGGATAGATTGGCTAATACTCATTTTAATAGTGATGGTTCTTGTATTATTACTATTAATGATAATATTACCTTAGACCAATTCTTTAATTATATTCTAGGTATTGGTGTTAAAGAAGGTGAAAATACTCCTCAAGCACAAAAATTAGCTGTTCTTAATAGACTTAAAGAGCAATTAGGAATAACTGAAGAAACTATCAAAGAGATTATTAATACTCCTGAAAAGGCTAAAGAACTTCTATTAGAACATGAATTAAGTCATGTAAAGCATGGGCATAAAGTAGGATATTTTGATGAAAATGAAGATAGAAATAATCCTAATTATCTTACTGAAACAAAGATAAGTAGAGAGTATGAGGCTACTTTAGATGCTCTTAGAAGAATAAATACAAAGTATGCTGCTACTAGTATCACAATGGCTGAATCTATGTATGGTGGTTACTTTGAAGGTGGTGGAGCTATTATTGAAGACGATTATCATATTGACAGAAATGATGCTGAGGCTGTAGCAGCAATTAATGCTTTTGAGAATGCCTATATGGAGGGTATTATGACTAATGATATTGCTAGGAATTTCCTAGAAGTTATTAAGAAATATTCTCCTGAACAATATGAAAGAGATAAGAAAACTTTCTTAGAAAACACTAGAGCAAGACAAGAAGAAGAGAAAAGAGCAGAATCTTCAACAACCTCTTCAAGACCACAAGAGCAGAAAGATACTTCTCAGAGTAATCTGCAAAAATCTAATGAAGATTTAGCTAAAGCTAGAGGATTCTTTAATGATGCTACTTCAAAGAAAGCTTTTGAAGCATTGACAAAGGAGCAACAGTCAGCTTTATTAGGAATCCAAGGACTTAAAGCTAAACAAATAATGATGCAGCTTAGGTTACATTTTAAAGTAAAGGATAATACCTTTAATATAAATGTGAATCAACTCCTTGGTCTTGAAGGGAAATATAGAGTATCTAGAGATACTTCCCTTGATTCTAAACCCTTTGACTTGGAAAAAGACCTGAGTAAAGAATTAAGATGGTTGACCAGAGTTTTACCACAATTTTCCAAAGAAGAAAGGATTCAGCTTGTTAAAGGTCTTATGACTATGGAGGGTAATAATATAGCTCTTGGTATGTTTAAGAATGGTATTATTTATCTTAATTCTGAAACACAAAGAAGAGGTACTGTATATCATGAAGCATTCCATGCTGTATTTGATACTCTACTAAGTGAAGAAGAGAGACAAGTTGCTTATAATGCTGCAAGGGAACAATTTGGTAATCTTGATACAATATCTTTGGAAGAAAGATTGGCTGAAGACTTTAGACAATATGCAGAATATGAAGAATATGTTCCTTATGAAGGATTGAGAGGTAAAGTAGTTAAGTTTTGGAGAAAACTCAAGAGAATGGTTAATCATCTACTTGGTAAAGATACTGCTATTAATGCTTTATTCTATAATATTAATAGAGGTAAATTAAGTCAGGAAGCTGTTATAGATAGAAATACTGCTAAGAATAGAATAGAAGAAGAGCAAGAAATGCAGCAAATAAAGGATGAGGCTATTGCTAATGGTACTTTTATGAAAGCTCCTAACGGTAATCCTACTAAACTTAATGAAAAACAATGGCTACAAGTTAGAACTAAAGCTTTTAAAAATTGGTTTGGTGATTGGTTAAATCCTACAATATTTACAGCAAATAATGTGGATGATGTTGAAGCACTTGAACAAAAATATCCATCAAAACTTCCTAATAAGTTTTATCACCATTCCACTAATAAGTTTGGTAAACAAGCTTTTGACAGTAGAGAGGGTAATAAAGAAAAACTACATATTATTGGCAGATTAACTACAGATAAAGTAGACGTCCTTGTTGTTGAGAATCCTAATAGTGAAAATAAGATTTCTCATATCACTCTTGCTACTGCTGAAGGTGTCAAACCATTTGAAAGCAATAGAGAACTTGAAAATAACCAAGATAAGATACAGCCTTTAGATGATTATGTAGATACCACATTTACTAATAATCTTAGAAATGATGTTTCTAAAGTAGTAGATGAGAACGGTGAGCCTTTGGTTGTTTATCATGGGAGTGATTCAAAATTTACTGTATTTGATATAAAAAATAGAGAACAACTTGACTTATCCAAATTAGTAGGTAAAAAGCATTTCTTTTCATCCGAAAAATCAGTTGCAAAATATTTTGCAAGAGATAATGAAGTGAATATGCTACATACAATATCTATGGAGTTAGATAATGTAGGTGAAGAAGAGGATGAACAAGCTGTGTGGGATTACATAGGACATCATATTGGTAAAACTGGAGAAGAAACTAAAAATATATGGTTTGATGCAAAAAAAAGTGGTAAAGTTAATAACTACGGGGATGTTGTAATAAGACCTGATTTAGATGAAAAACTTTATGAAGTATTTTTAAATATTAAAAATCCATTGATTTTAGATGCAAACCAGGAACGTGCTGATAAGTTTATAGAAACCAATGAAGAAAAAATCAAAGAAGCTGAATCTATTATAATAAAAAATATAGATGAAACAGTAGGTGATAAGATTGGAACAGACTATATAGTAAGTAACAGTAATCAAATCAAATCAGCTACTGATAATGTAGGTACTTTTAGCCCTGAGAATAATGATATTAGATACAGAAAATTAGAAGATGATAGTCCTGAAGTATTTAAAGAGTTGAAAAAAGTATGGAAAGCTGTTAATGATATGGGTAATATTAAGGTTGGCGAAACTGATATAAAATGGCTTATTACTAAGAAAGCTAAAAGAGAAGATGCAGAGAACAGATTCTTTATTATCAATAGAGCTACTCAGGTAAACAGAAGTCCTAATAATCCTCTAGCTACTGAAAGATTTTATAATGCTGATGCAGTATTAGATGTAGTAAAAAGAAGACTTAGGGATTTGGGTATTGAAGATAGAATTAGTTTTATCCCTTATGGAAATACCTATAGAGTAGTTTTAAATGGTACAGCTCCTATAGAAATTTCTAAATCTATAATATCTAATAATATTGAAGTTATGGAAGATTGGGATAATATAGAAGACTTTGAAATGGAACAAGAATATTCATTGGAATTTGATAGACTTGACCCAGAAACTCAAATGGAGTTAATGAATGAAGGTATATCTCAAGATGAATATGAGGATATGAGCCTAGTGGAAAAAGAATTCTTGATTAATCATTGTAGATAGGTCATATTACAAAAAAAAATAGGGGAAGTGGTTGATTCCACTTCCCCTTATTTTATTATATTAATTGTTAATAGGTTCTTACATAATATTGAATACTATTGTCCAAATCACCTGTAAACTTATCTATTTGCTTATATTGTGCAGCTATAGGCAGAGGAGACTTGATAAGATTCTTTTCAAAAGTACTCATTCCTTTATAAGGACCTGATTGAATTTCGTCTATCCAATCATGTGGGTCTACAGCACTTTGTATGAGATTAATACCATTTTGTAATACAGAAGTTGCTGGAATTGGACTCTTGACAGTTTTAAGCAATTCATTTGGCAGGGTAAATTCAACTCCTATACCTCCTTCTTTCTGGGGCATTATAAATGCAGGAGACAAACCTCCTAGTTCATGAGCTAATCTCTTGGCACTATATTCAGCCATTTTAACTGCCCAGGGTCTATTCTTATCATCAGGCCATTCAATCCAGTTAGCCAAAGCCCATACTGCAAATACCTGTATTAGCTCAAACAAAGCTCTCTTCACATTTTGCTGTTCAGCTTCACTCATCTGATTCCAAGTAGCTGCTATTTGGAATTTACCTCTGGTAAGTTCTTTAATGAATATCCACATAGTCCTATAGTAACCTTCTTCCCAAGATTCAGTGGCAGCATTATAGTGTTCTTGTCTAAATCTAGCACTATATTGGACAGTCATCCACTTTCTATATTGTTGTAGAAGTCTACCCATAGCTACCCTATTAGCAGCATTGGAATCCTCATCATTATATATACCAAAACATTTTTGATTTACATGGTCTATTTGTCTTCTCATCTTGGATATATCAAGGTCAGAACCATCTAATTCCTTAATATCTCTATAATTAAGCTCTTTGATTTTATTACTTCCTTGAACATCTTGAACTTGCAGAGCATCCCATAAAGACATTTGTTGCCCATTGAGTAATACTTGCTTTCTCTTAAGCATAGCTATGGCAGTTCTACCATATAACCAATGGTCTCCTAATTCTTGTCCTAGAAATGCTATATGAGAACCACAGATTCTTTTTAACCAATTTCTAGTTTGCAGTCTTTGTGTCTTATCTTCAAAGTTTTGCTTAACATTGAATAAATCAAAAACTAAACCTACTTTAGTGGTTTTATTCCTATTGTTAGCTTCAGCAGTCATTTGTGCCAATTCAGCAAAATAACTCTTATCTGCTGATGCAAGTTCTTTAATATTAAAGAATTGTCCTGCTGCTGCTTCAATATTTTGCATACCTGTACCTGTAAGAACATTGGCTACATTGGCTAACCAGTTGAAGCCCATTTGTGCTAATGAAGAACCTCTTAATACTGCACTTACAAATTTACCTTTATTAATCTCATTACCAAGTAAATTAAAAGTACCCTCATCTTTTAAATATCTATGGTATACATGAGACTCTAAGAAGTCTTGTAACTTAGCTTCAATTTGAGTTCTATTTTTAAGAGTGTCCTTTTGATTCTCCATACCTAATGCCCTAATCTTCTCTATAACCTTTTTACTGCCTCTAGTTTCTTTGGTTTGCCTAAAGTCAGTTACTATTGATTTACCAATTTCAAGAGCATCAACTATTTCATCAAGGTGCTTATATTGTATAGAAGCATATCCATAAGCCATTAAAGAGCCTATAACATCAGTTGTAATCTCGTTAGGATTTTTCAATCTATTAGTATATAGAATAGGTAAGGTAAGGAATTCAGCACCTGTAAAATCAGTTAAGCCTCTTCTATTTTTTTCACCAAATATTTGATTATCATCTTCTGAGTCTAAAAAGGTATTCTTTATAGATTCTTTGACATTTTCAAATAATGTACTTGGAGAAGAAACACTCTCCCAAAATCTTTCTGCACCTGTTTTCCTTATTTGAATAGCTTTAAGAGTATCTATTCTATTAGGTGGGTAATTCTTGTCACATTCTTCTTTAAGCTTTAAGAATTCATCTAGAATAGCTCTTTGATTAACAGTAAGATTTTTAAATTCATTATTAGGATATACTAGTGGGTTAGGCTGTGGAGTACCATAAATACTTAATGCATGATTGGCTAACCATTGCTGCTTCTCTGCTATCTTTTGCTGTGCTTGTACACCTGATGGATTTTTACCATACTTATTGTCTAAGTTATCAAGCATCTCTTTTAATTCTTTTTGGAATTGAGCATAATTAATGGCACTGATATAATTACCACTCTTATTACCTTCATCATCAGTTTCAAACATCCAGTCAAAATCTCTAATACCCATTGACTCACATTTCTCCCTAAAGATATGAACTTTGTTTATGAAGTCTATGGATTCCAATCTTGTAGCATCATTTGCCTCTTTAACTACAGAATCAAATCCTTGTAATAAAATATCAGCAGAATCACCCATACTTTGCATCCATCTATCAAAGAAACTAATATCAGATTGTGCTTCTTTTACTAATGCATCAATAGTTACTTTAGTACCAGCTTTTCTTCCAAATGGTATAGTAAATTCCTCTCCTATGAAAGGTTTTAGAAATTCTGTAAATGCAGGAATAGCTGTTTTGCTGAATCTTCTAGTAAGGGATTTAGACATACTATCAAGCTGTTCTATAATATCTTTTACTGTAATCCTCTCACCATTAATATCATATTCTTTAGTAAACATATTATCTGCTTCACTCTCTTCATCTATAATAGCATCATGCATTTGGTCTATAAAACTACTATAAGATTGAATATGCATTCTTACAGCTCTCAGGAATCCAAATAATTGTTTAGGTTGCATTGTATTAATGGCAGAGAATTGGGCTTCAAGATTCTTTAATTGTGACAAGGCTGACTTGGCATAGTTAAGAATGCCTAGAGTAGTGTCTTTACTGGGGTCCATATATCCCTGTAATTCCATAATCTTGACTTCATGTGCTATCTTATTAGCAGGAGCAATCTTATACTTTTTTAATTCTGTATCTATATTACTCTTCAAGATTTCTATGTTTCTATTAATTCTGTCACTTAAAGCATTAAGTCTAACTTCTCTTTGAGCATTTGCTATATCTTCTCTAGTAAGCTGTTTTGCCCCTGATAGTATATCCTTGCCCAAAGTAGACATAGCACTATCTACTTCATTGATAATATTCTCTACTTCAGAAACATTTATATTCTTGAACTTATTAATTAATGAGTTATAAAGCCTGTCAAATAATGATTTAGCAGGAGTTAGGGTATCTTTTGTGAGGGACAGCAGATTATCTTGTAATATGTGACCTAGAACCTCCTCTGCCACTAAGGACATATCATTGTCATAAAATTGTAAAGTTTCATTATAATGTTCCTCACCAAGAATAGCTTGCATTATTTCAGGATGGTCTTGAAGGGATTTAATAGCTCTTTGAATTAAAGGTTCATTCAAATAAGCTCCTATAAGTAAATGAGAAAATTCTTCTGAAATATGTCTATCACCCTCCATGTTATTGGCTACTCTAATTATATTTGCTGTACTAGTAGCAACACCTCTTGCTTTTGAAAAGTCTGTTACACCTACTCTTCCAGCATTTACTTCTGCCTGTGTTAAGTCATTTATAGTAATACCTATAGGTTCTAGAATTTCAGCTATTCTTTCATTAAGTCTCATAGCACCATACTGTTCACTGAACTGTTGAACACTTTCTGGAGTTTTATTGACAAAGGATAAACCTATTTCTCCTTCATCCTTGTATTCTACTATTGCAACGAAATCATCCCTTTGAGGATTATTTTTATTAAATGAGTATGCGTCTTGCAGCAACTTGTTATAATTCTCTCTAGTGTCTTGTAAAGGAGGATTGAGTTTTTCAAGTCCATTTCTTCTCCCTTCAAGACCAATGAATTCCTTAATATTGGAATTATTCATTAAAGATTCAAGAGTGGGAACACCCTCACTATCTAAAGTGAGGGTATTCCTATAATCTTGAATAAACTGAGGGTGTATAGCCCTCAAGAATACTTTTCTTGCTATTGGATAATCATATTGTTTTCTGAGTTCTTTGAATAAGGACTCTCCTTTGCTTGGTATATAAGTACAAAAGGTTTCCATGTTTATTAGTCTAAAAGTTGTTTATTTTTATTATTTACACATAGGATTGTCTAATTGTGATTGACTAGTGGATTCATCATATTTATCATATTCATCATATTTATTAAAGTCATTTTGCATATCATACATGTCTTCATCTGAATACATTCCTGCAAATGGGTCTGCTAAGTTATCAGTTATAGTAGGGGTTTCATCATAATCAAGCATTTCTGTAGCAGTCATATTAGCATTGTATTTTTGTGTTTGAAATTCTGGAGCTTTGACATAACATACATTGTTGTCACCATAAGATGTCATTACATATAATCCTGATGGAATATCAGACCTTTCTGTATTAATTCTAATGTACTTGAAATCATATTTCAGTGTATTGGAATTGAAGACAAGTCTACTTGGTAAGAAAATCTGACCCTCATCACCTATTAGAATTTGTTCTCCTTCTTTAAGCTTAATTCTATCAATGTTTACTATATTAGTAAGCACTAAATCATTTGAGTGATTTGCATAGAATTGTGGAAGAAATTCATCAAAATAAGTACCTTTCTTCATTTCTGCTTTCATGTTTCTTAAAGCAGTAACTACTTCAGGGAAAGCATTAATAAAGTTAGTACTAAAGAAGTTTCCAAAACTGTTGGGACCAAAACTAAAGCCATTCTCATAGAAGGCATACATAAATAAATCTCTAGCTAATTCTTGGGCTTCAGGTCCCATATATAACAGAGTATCCATGTCTCTCATCAGAGTGTCTTTAGCATTCTGTCTCATTCTAGCAGACCTTGCCAAGATTATTCTACCATTCTTTACTCCTATTTTTTTAAATAATCCTAATTTCTTGATTTCAGGATTGGCTTCAAGTATTTGAAGATACTTTTTAGGAAATTCTTTTAAATAGTAGTCTCTCTTCTCTTCAAAAGTTTCCTTTTCATCATCACCAAATAACTTAGTCTTAGTAAGACCAAATTGCACTAAATCCTTATAGAATGTTTCTATTACTTTAGTACCTACTTTCTTATTCTGTACTACAAAGTTTGGAGCAGTATCAAGGATAGTTTCCAATAAGTCATCACTATAAGCATTGATTTGCTGAAAGTAATTACCTATAATGGAAGTTCCTAATTCTATACCTAGGGAATAGAAAGCTTGGAGCATAGGCATCTTTTTATTAAGGAATTTAGTTCTCATACCATCTTTACTAGTAGTAACATCTACATAATGATATTGCATAGCATCTTCCAATCCTGTAAATGGAAATTTTTTACCTTTACTTTGGTCCATGTATCTTTTGACAGCAGACACCTGTAATTTTGCACCACCAATACTATTACTAATAGCACCATTAGGTGAGTCTGCTCTTGATATCTGAGTCAATTCAGATAAAGTTTTTGATAGCTCTACAATATGCATCATCAAATATGTAGCATCAATTATGTTTTGTTGCTGATTTGGATTATTTGTTAATACATTTCTTAATAATTCTTCACTTGTATATTCATGTAGTAAATATTCTTGAGAAAATGTAATGCCAGTACTCTCTTGATAAGCTAATGCATAATCTTCAAGGTTATCTAAGCTACCAGTGTCAAGAATACATTGTCTTACTAAAGGCTGTGCAAACATCAAGCTTATTTCCTCAATACTCATACCAGCTCTTAACATGAAACCTGTTATGTTAGCAGTATTAGTATTTTGGAGTAATTTAGCCAATACAGGGTCCTTGACATTATCTACAGAGGCTGCTGAAAATTGAGCACAATTACTTGAGATTCTTTCACCTAAACCTGAGATAGTGTCATGTAAAGATTGAATTCTCCTACCATTGATAAAGAAATTCAAATTATCTTTAATAGCTAAATTGGAATGTTGGTATTTAGCTTGCATGGTAGTGTTATTAGCATACATACCAATCAAAGCTCCACCAGTCATATTTTGAGTATGATTATAACAGAAAGTATCAATAGTCAATTGACTTCTTGTAGTATTATACTTTTTCTTATAGTCTTTAAGAAATTTATCTACTTTTTTCAGTTGCCCTCTTTCAGAAATATCCAAAATTGTAAGGATAGTAAGGTCTAAATCATCACCTAAATTAAAGTATTCTTGAAACTCTGATAGGATATTTCTGTCAGTTATTATTTCTGTTATTCTTGCTTGTAGTTTAGCCTTATCAAAATTACCAGGATTATGAATCTTCTCAGCAGTATCAGGGTTAGTTAATATGCCATGAATAATATCAATGAGCATATTATTCCTAGCAGCTCTGCTATTTTTCTGTGGAGTTTTAGTTGTATCATATTTTACTTTTACTACTCTTGGGGTTTCATATCTATATTTTTCTTTATTTTCTTCAAACCATTCCTTAAAATCATTTGGGGCTTCATTCATAGCATCTTCCAAATCAGTATTATCTTGGAAAATAGAAGAAAGAAGTTTAGTTACTGCATCATCAGATATTATAGCTTGATAATCTTGTTTAGCCTGTGTATAGTTATAATTTAATGTTCTAAACTCAGGTATCATCAAGAACATCTTATCAATATCAAAGTCTGAACCAGCTATTTGAGTAATATCAGCAGGGAGCATAATTGAAGAGCCATTCTGCTGAGGAAGGAATCCTTTGACAATAAGTGGAGCCATAGAATATTTATCCTCAGTAGGAATACGATAACCTACAAGTTTATCAAGACCTGCTTCTTGAAGTTTCTTTATATCAAGTTCTTGATATGTTACTCCATTTTCAGTCTTAGTAACCATAAATGGTTCATAAAACTGTTTACTATAAGCAGGAAGATAACATTCTATACCTGTAACTTTACCAGTTTTTGGGTCATGTCTTACTTGAAGTTCATCAGTCATACCCCAATTAGATACAAGAATACAAGCCCCACCTTTAATATGCTGCTTAGTAACAGCATTCTTAAACATGGAAGTAACTAATTCCTGCAATCTAACAGTTGTATTAGGATTATTAAGAGGTAAATTAAATACTTCTTCTTTTTCTCCTGTATAAGGATTGGTAACTTCAACAATTTGCAAAGCATTTACCATGTCTCTACTAAATTTGACATTACCCTTTACTTGATTAAGAAGAGCTTCTTGTAATCTATGAATGTCAGTGAACCTGCCACTTACCTTAGAATAATCTTCAAGTAAGTTTTCTACAATACAAGCTTGATACAAGTCTAATATCTGCTGTCTATTAAGTTTTTTACCATTGACTTCAATTTCAATATCCTCTGGTAAGTCTGCAATAATAAGATTCCTTAATTGAGAACCAAATACAGCTTCTGTGTCAAGTAGATGTTCAGGTGTAGGCTGTTGAATAACATAATCTCTGTAAGGAATTTCATGCACTACTTCAGGGTTAGGATTATTAGGATTACCATCAGGAAAAGCATTTTGATAGAGTGTATTATATACTTCTTGTTCTGTAGGTTCTATTTCTTTAAATCTTTTATTATACTCTTCTTGAGTGATTTCTCCCTTATCTAAGGCATAATCAAGAGACTCTTTGAATTCATCTATTCTTGCAGGACCTTCTTCACTTACATACTTTCTATAAGCTGCTTCTAATCTTGATGGAGAGTAATTAAGGTCAATTCTACCTTGTCCACCTGCCTTTACAGCAGATTCAAATTGAATCACATCTATATCATTATCCGACATAAATCTTTGTAAAGCTCTAAGTTTAGGAGAAGCTTCTGCATTAGCAATCATATTGTATGCTGCCAATAATAGGAATTCAGAATTCTTATTCTGATGAGGAACCTTCATGATGCCACCTAAACCATCAGGCTTAGATAACTGAGTATAGACAAAAGGTTTAATGGTTTGCCAAATTGTGTTGAAATCTGACATATCCCATTCACCTCTTTCAAATCTTTGGAAAGAAGTTTCCATCTCATCAGTCCAAGCTCCCATCATGTCTAAGATAGACCTCATAGACTTAGGAGATACGTAGGCTTGAGCATCAGCAACATTAATATCCTTAAACTTATTAAGGATATTATCTCTATCAAAGCTCTGTATATGTCCTAGTTCTACAGCCTTATCTAGAGATTTTTTAATGTTTGTATATTCACCTGAAGTTATTATTTGGTCTATTAAGTATAAGGATTTCCTTGTTTCTTTACCATATTTAGATAGGGTATTTAATTTAGTACCTGCTGCATAGACTTCTTTATATCTCTTTTGGAAATCAGTATCATCTTTGTAAAAAGCTAGGTCAGTAGTAGTAAGTTCTATAATCTGTGTAGTTGCATAGGCTTGATTCCAAAAATATTCTTCCAAAGCCTTTTGAGTTGCAGTATTAATTTCTGCATCAGTAGTTCCTTTGATTATACCAGATGCTTTTAGATTTTGACTTATTGCATTTATAGGGGCATTTTTTATAAAGTCACCATACAAGCTATCCAAAATCATTTCAACATGCTCATCAATCCAAGAGTCCAATTCTGTTCCATGAAGAGATAATGCTTCATCTCTAAGATTTCCTGAATTTAATTCAGGGAAGAAATGAAATCTATCACCATTAGTATCAAAGTTCTGAATAGAAGCAGCATGATTTATTCTTCTTTGTTCTACAAGTTTAATCCTATCAATTTCCTGCTTTACTACCTCTCTGAATAAAGGCAATAATTTTCTCTTATAGTCTCCTGTATATCTAACACCTTTGATGAATTTAACTACTGGAGAATCAGAGAATATAGGCATATTATACCAAGCATATTGATGTTGTGCTTTTTCATTGACAGGAATGGAAAAATATTCTGTAACAAAGGCATATTTAATATCATTTGCCTTCCAATCAGTATATTCTTTACCACTTAAACTAATAAGCTCTTTAGAGGCTAATTGAAATCTTACATTCTCATCCTCTGCTAATAGTCTTAACCATTCACTTCTCCATTTACCATCCTTTCTAAACCATTCATATCTACCAAATTCTTCTTCTAGAAATTGATTTCTCTTAGCTTCATCCTCATACCTAAATCTTTTTAAAAGACTCTCAATATAATTGGGAGCAGAATAGCTATATCTAGTCTTACTATCTTGTCTGAAAGAGGCAATATTATCCAGCTCATCTACTACTCCAACTTTGGAAGCTATATTCTTATAGCTTTCTTGAAATTGGTCTAATAGATTGGTTTCATCAGATATTTCATCTAATCCTTGAAAAATATACTTCGCAGAATTGAGTACTGATTCTATGTCCTGTATACCATTATTGCTTTTTAGAATGTTGCTAATAGCATGTTTATTAATATCTACACCAACCATTCTAAGTACTTTGGCAGCCTTAGTAGTAATTTCATCATAGTCATCTTCATCAAAATCTCTGAGTAAACTTAGTACTTCATCAACAGTCTCAATACCAATAGAACTTTTTTCTGAATCAATATTACCATTCTGTTTGTAAATACTATCTACATCAAGAATTGTACCTTGTTCATAATTAGCTTCAATTCTATTGAAACTACTTTCAGTTGCTGTATTTTGATTGAGATAATGGGTTACAGTATAAGTATTACCCTCTTCTGTAGTATATTCATATTGATGTGAATAAGGAATAAAATCTTTTCTTAAGTCAGCATAAAAACTACCTACAAGGTCTGGATTAGATTCTAATTCTGCAATAACTTGTGAAATCCAAGGATACCTAGCTTGTGCTCTTTCTAATATAGGAAAAGAATAATTTCCATCACCATCCTTAACATTAAAATCTTCTATATCTACTATGCTAGACATAATGTTAAGTAATGCAGTATGTGCATACTCAGGATTTAAATATCTTAAATTACCTAAGTCATCAAATTCTTCATTACCTTCTGCATCTACTCTGATAATATTGGATAATATTCTTTTTACATTCTTAGAAAGGCTTGTATAAGGGTCTATAAATCTAACTTGGAAACTCCAACCATCATTACCTGTAACTCTAGTACCCTCTTCATCATCCTCAAATTCCTGTTCTTCTATATCCTCATCTTGGGGGGTTTGTACAATAGTACCTCCAGTTACTACTTCTGTACTTTCGTTATTTCTATGATAAGTATGTTTATCAGGGATTATTCTTATATTTTCCACACCTTCAATAATAGTACAAGCATTCTCAAGCAAAGCATCAAAATTATTTACTAATTTTTGATACTCATTTCTAACATATTCATCATTTTGGTCATTAGAAACTTCTGATTGAAAAGTATTCTTCATTTCCTTGAATATACCTTGCAAAGTCTCTTCTTGAATAATGATTTGTCTACCTTTATCAGAATTAAATAATTGTAAGTCACTTGTAATATCTTCTATTTGAGTAAGATTATTATTAAGATGAGCTTCATTAAGAGCTGTATTTAATTCATCAATTTTCTCCTCTACCTTTCTAGACACAATATCTGAAAATATTCTAGCAATAGCCACTGCCCTATCTTGCTGTTGTCTAGGTGTATAATCTCTGGCTAAAGCTGCAAAATCATCATTTTGATTTACTTGCACTCCATTAACTTGGGGTCTTCTCTCACTAAAAAACTGCTGTATCTCTTCTTTAGTGGGCTCTTCCATACTCTGCTTCCTAGTTTGAATAATGCTGACAGCATTAGTTACTAATTTTGCAGGTCTACCTAATTCTTTTGCTATCTTTTCAATAGCAGGTGTTGTTATTGCACAAAATGGCTTCATATCACATATTAATTTTGGTTGCAAAGATAAGAAAATTTCTTGACATACACAAGAAAATAATCATAAAATTTTGGTTGTTTAATAAATTTAATTACGGGGATTAAAAAAAATAAGAGAGACACTAATATTTCTATCAGTATCTCCCTTATAGGTCTTGAAGGAGTAATAATAGTATGGATAACTATCTTACTTCCCAAGTTCAACAACAATTTTCACTGCACTTTTATCTTTATTCCAATAGAGTGAACTAAAAAGAGCTCTATGCTGAATGTCATTGTCATGATGCCACTCTTTAGCCATATTGTTCTGAAACTCTTCACTCATGTTAAAGAACACTATTTTGGCTGCTCTTCTTCTAGTAATTGGACTAAGATTATTCCAGTCTTTTCTTGTAATCATATTAATCCTCTCTATTCTCTGCTAAAGTTTTAGGAGCTTTAAGGTCTTCAAGAGCTTTATTATACCCTTCTAGACACCCTATAACAAAGTGTTGCTCCATACACTGTTCTATACTACAATGTACTTGTGGGTCTGTCCAATTATATGGACAATTATTACAGTCTATTTTCGACCCCATCTTTTTAAAGATTTGTCTTGCTTGTTCTTGTGTCATTTATTTTCATTTCTTTTATTTATAAACTATTAGGTATATACAACACAGTAGGATTATTCTTATGAATATCAATATTAGGATAGACCTCTTTAAAGTGATTAGAGTCAAATGGTGTTGTTATAATATGCTTACCATTTTTAGTTGGAATGCAGGTAATAAACTTTACAGTGTCTAAAGGTTGACACTCTCTATCTATAAAGTTAACAACATTATTTATATCTCTATCACCAAAGTTTTCAGAATAATCACAGTCAATAACCCATCGTTTAGCTATAGCACCTACTTGTCCAGCTGCTGAGTTCCAAATACGGTTAGTATACTGAAAGTCTTTTTTACGGAAACAATCAGCAAGGTTATTAAGCATCTGTACAGCAGTAGCTTCTTTAGACTTTGGTGAAGGATTAATATAGGCTCTTGCTTTAAAATGCTCACAAAGAGATATAATATCCTCTCTATACTTTTCTAGAGGATGATTAATATCAATCTGATAAGCCTTCAAACATACAGAATTAGCACCTTCACCAGTATCTTTACTACGTTTAATTATCTGAAGATGATAGTAAATGTCATAAAGTTCCCAATCTCCAGAAGTTAAAAACTCTGTTATGAGTCTGTCTATTTGGTCAAAGTTGTCAATCATAATTTTGTTAATAGTTTTACAGGAACTTCTCTAAGGTGGTCATCCCAATAAGTCTTAATATAAGCTATGCCTTTTTTAATCTTGACTACTTCACCACCTTTATTCTTCCTGAACTGATTAGGAGCTTCAGGCCAATTTACAAAGTCACCTACCTTTATTCTCTCTGACATTGTTCCATCGTTTTACCCAGGGTCTCTCAATAATATATTTTCTTACATCATACCTTGTTGCGTTAGCTTTTTTAAGTGTTGGTATGTCAGGTTCATTTGGAAATACTACTCTATCTGGAAATACCATTACAGAGTATCCAAAACCATTAGCAACAATATGCCAATACTTGTAGTTTCTTTTTGCCATAGTATTAAGTATTATACATTCCTTCTGGTGCCTCAAGAGCAAGTCCTTTTGTAATCAACCCACGATAGTCAAAATGATGGGCATTAAGCCAATCATACATCTGCCAATGTGTGTAAAATATATCATCACCAAGATAGTTACGTTGTAAACTTGCTACATGATGAAATTCTTTCTTCTCCTCCTCAGTCATACTTGACATTGGACGGAGGTATGGCTTTATATTCTCATAAGGAATGAATCCGACGACAGTGTTAACTCTTACAAGACTTTGTAATGGGTCAGTGGAGGCAGAGAATTCTTGTAAAACGGCTCGTGTTTTATGTCCATAATATGATAAATCATAATAAGTAACATACGGTAACCTTGAACAAAGGTCTACCAATAAAAGTTGCTTTTCTTCTTGTGTCATTGTTCATTCTACCTTATTATATATCAAAATATCATTTGAATATACTCTGTTAATTCCATATTTTTTAAGTAATTCTTCATTAATTAATTTCTTATTAGCATCTTTTCTTCCTGTACAGCTTACAACACTTTTAACTTCTTTTCCTTCAAACCATAATGCATAAGTACCTCTTCCACTAAAATTAGGACTATATTGACGCTTTGAATAAATATAAGCTTTATAAATTATAGGTTTGATTCCTAAAGGGTAAATGTCTGAAGTAGGAACAGCATATTTTTCGCCCTTTACACTAACATCAATAAATAACCACCCTGAAGGAGCTTGATATGGTTTGGATTCTACAATTGCTTCTCTATAAAGTATATCTTTTGGAGAGTTACCTAAATCTACAATAATTTTATCTCCAATTTTTAAATTTTGTGTCATTGTTCTTCCTCCCATTTGTATTTCTTCATTGTTGCGATGTACCAGAATAACCAAGCAAAACGCAAATAATAATGTGTTTTATCATTGTAAACGTACCACAGCAACGATATTGATGGGATAAATACAATTCCGTCTACTAATTTACCAATTGTCATTTTTCGTCCTCCTTTACAATTATGACTTTCACTTTGTCGCCATCTTTAAGCCCTATATTCGGTAGATTCATAATTTCGTTATTTTCGAGAGCCAGCCATGATTCGATTGGTGTATCTATGCCATCCCCTTCCTCGTCTTGATATACTCTTGTTTCATAGCAGAACCCTTTCATCATCTGCTCTTTCTGCCAGTTGGCACCTGCTATGAAAAACCTTCTTGCAAATGGCTTTAATTCTAATCCTTGTTTAGTCGCATATAAGTTTGCTGCTTCCTCCAAGTCCTCGCTCGGCTTTTCATCAGGGATGGAGTTGATTTTATTTTTCAACCATTGGGTTATTTCACATTCAGCAGTTTGTGATTTCCCATTTGTTACTGAATTGCTAATGTGCCATAAAGCACTTTGTAGCATTTTTTGGTCTTTATCTGTCATTGTTTTCCAAATTATATTACATAATATCCTAATAATTCTAGAATACCCTTTACAGGTTTAACTAGAATCTTTGGGATGTTAAACTTCTTTGAGTTGACTAATGGTCCTCTAAAAGACCCTATAATTTTAACTGTTGTCATAATGTTGTTATTTAAAGTTAATAGTGACTACAGTCAGATTCAAACTGACATACCTAGTTTTACAGACTAGTCCCTAACCACTCGGAGCATGTAGTCATTAATAAAATTTATGATAGAGTACAATCTTGGGGCTCTCTTTCTCCTAACACAACTGCTGAAATTCCTCCTTCATACTCTTTTATATAAATATAATCTTTCTCTAAATTACCTAGTACTGGCATTCCAGAATATGTTTTACCACAAATTGTACATTCAATTATACTATTTTCATCAAATGTTTGCAAAATAGTTATTAATTCTTTTACTGTCATTTTTAATCTTTATTAGTTAAAAGCCTTTCTAAAGTAGTCCTAACATCACTCCTATGGAATTACCCAATGGTCTGTCACCTATTTCTTGTACAGAAGGGAGGCTCAAGGGCTGTGGTTTGACTACCCTACTGTAGCCCTTTTTTCGGGAAAAGCTTTATATTATATTATTATTTGTTAGAACCATAGATTAAGTTCCAAAGACCATGCTTTTGTAGTTCCTCTTTAGCTAATCTAGCTATTTGTTCCATATTAGGATGAGGTTTTCCTGTAACACCAAAAAGTCTAAGGTCAAACCAATGTTTCCAATCACTAACAAAAGCAGTATAAACTACTTCCGATTTAGTAGCAAGAGTAAGAACTTCACGAGCTTGTTGAGGTACCCATTGCTTTTTAATAAGATATTTATAGGCACTTTCTACTACTTTTAAAGCATATTCAAATCTTTGCTTTTGTTCATCAGTACTTTGGTCATACCAAGAAGGCTTGATAAAGGTAATATCTTTACCAAATTTATCCTTATCTGTATAGTTACAATATCGTGTACTTTGTTCTGCAATGCTAAATGTTCTATGTCTATTACCTTCTCTAGTAACACCTATATTAGTGTTGAATTTGAGAGTAATTCTCTTTTCATGATACTTTGTAGGAATATCAGGCATATATGCCAAATCATCTGTCCACCCCTGTTCTAATAAAACTCTGAAATTTGTAGTAACATATTTGAATTTATGTACTTTAGAATAAGGATTAAATAGATATTTAAAGAATTTGGTAATATTCCACCATTTGAGAGTTAGGTACACTGTACCATGTTCTAACATGGCTAAATGTCCATTTTTACATAGTTTAGCAAACATCTTTTGATGACTAGCCTCTGTTATATTATCTTCTGATTTATAACAGTTTCTAGCAGCTATCTCAATTTGCTTATAAGCACCAGTTATACCTGATGCTTGTTGTATTAATTCTACAGATGGGTCTACTAATTTCATTATATTATATTTTTCTTAATTCCTTATTTAATTTTTCTGTCCGCATTGCCTTTATTGCATTAAGTATAAAATTTCTTCTATGCTCAAATAGCTTTTTAATGGCAAGTTCTTTCATAGTTATACTATCCATTACTATAGGATACCAGTTACCTTGAGAGTTCTTCGCATAAGATACAATTCTATAATAGTCACTAAAAGCCTCTATTTTATATTCATCTTTTGCATCCTTACGTAATCTTTTTAATAGCCTTGTTTTCATATTATATACTTTTAAGGTCAATTTTTTCAATTATTGCCCTAGCTTCAAGAGCAGCAAGATATTGTTTCATACCTTGAAGTTGAACACCATAAATTGACCTAGGACAAGTAGGAGTAAAATTTAATTTCCCTTCATCCCATTTTTGTAACATATATTCAAGTTTTTTAAGTCTTATTTCAAGCTGATAATATTCAGCTATAAAACGCTCTTTATAATCAGAGCTAACCATTAAGGTTGTTGTATCCTTCAGTTCCATTTTTTTTATTACTTAATTAATTAATCACTTTATTCCACGACTTCAAAGTCATGAGTTACCCAACCTTCACACTCAGATTTAAGATATTTGTACCTTTTAAGTGTATTCTTATCTTCAGAAAAGTTTTCACATTCTTCAATTTTTGCCTCAAGAAGGGTTTTGAATTCTTTTAGTAAATCTTCAACAGTTTCATGCTCTTCTTGATAGGCTTTAATCCAATTAGTGTCAGAAGTATCAATACATGCTACTTTACCATCATCTTCATCCCAATCTACATCTTGTGTATAGTCTGAAGTATGTACTTTAATCTCTTTATCTAGACTAAAAGTAGCAGTAACTGTGAATTCTTTTTTAGGAGGGTCTACTTGATTCCAAGGGGCATTAGGAGTATCACTTCCTTCTGGATAATTATAATTGTCCATTACAAATCAACTTTTAAATCATGTTCTTTAATCAATCTTCTGGCTATAACAGCTTTAATCCTTAATGGTACAGTAATATGAATTCCTTTATCATTCACATAGATGAAATGACCACCCTTACTCCGTAAATAAGAGTAGCCATTCTTTTTAAGCATTCTCGTGAAAGTGTCTTTATTCCACTGTATCATACTTTAATAAAACACTATAACCATTCATAACATTTCTTATACTTATTATAAGTATTACGAATGACTTCTTCTCCAATAGAATTAGGTCTTAAGCCATCTCTCCTAATGCACTCTTCAAGAGGAGTAGGAAAATCTTGAAATTCTATAGTATACTCATAGGAATGCCATCCTCTTTCATAATTAGCTATTATAATCTTCATATCTTCATAGTCTCTGATATTGAGGTTCATATTATCAATCACAATATCATAACCATTAGACATGGCAGTATTTAAAATAGACTTTCTAGCAGAAGCTACAACATCTTCTCTGCTTGGAACCCAATATTTTCCAAACATGTTTCTGATGTCATCATTATTGTACCTTATTCTATGTTCAGGGTCTTCTAAAGCCCAGTTTCTAGCCCAAGTGGACTTGCCTGAACCTTGGATTCCCCTACACATTATTATTTTTCTTTGTTCCATTACTGTTTATCAGGTTTCTCATAGTACCTATACATAGCATAGATACCATCATCCCAACCCTTGCTGCCATCATAAATAACAAAAGCTCTGTCTATTCTAGTCTCAGGATTGAGGATGTGCAGTTCTTTTTCAATTGTTTTAATAGTCTTGCCAGAGTAGTAGGAATCATCCAAAAGGACATACCTCTGCATAGGAACTTCGAAGACAGGTAACTCAACAGGACAACCTGACCTAATACCTCCATTAACTATGATAACTTGCCCAAATGTTTTGTGCAGCCAATCATTGTAAACAGAAGCAAGCACTCTTCCAAAAGAGCCTGTTACAACACACCCAACAGACATATTAGGAGAGCAATACTTAGATACCCATTCAATGTAGTCTTCAAGCAGATTCTTATCACTCCTAATCATCAAGTCAAGTGCATTGAAGAAGACTTCTCCACCTTCAGGATGCCTCTTGAGAATCTCTATTATTTTGTTGTTTACTTCGTATTTCATCTTCTAACATCTTTATTTTGTCACCAATATACCAAGCAGCTTTCTTGAAGTCCTCTATTTGTTTCTCAAGAGGTGTAAGAGCAGCATCTTCTTTATGACCTGCCCTTAATAGATACTTGACAGCATTACCAGTATCAAAATCAAGATGCCTTGTAATATCAATAACTTCAATACCACACTTTTCTTTCAACCAAGTATAATGTGATGGATGGTTTACATTATCTTTCATAGTTAAGTTTTTAGTGTATCCAACAATGTCCTACTTCAGGAGATGCAGGTATAGGAAGTTTTTTACAAAACACACTAGCTGCTTCTTCCATAAATCCTTTTAGAACATTAGACACTTCTGGCATAGTTTCTGGATATTCTATACAAGCTTCATCATGTACTAAATTACATAATAAAATCTTACTAAAGTATCCATTATCTACAATCCAATGATAGAATTTAATCATAGCATACTTGAGAATTACTATTCCTTGACCCTGAGTTGGTCCATTTAATGCCATTCTTTCCCATTTAGACCCAGATTGAAAATGATGTTTAACCATTTGAGCTATTTCATCCCCAGTACCTTTATGATGTTCTCTATAGTCATTCCAAAAGTCTTCAGTAAAAGATGCAGCTTCTTCTTTCCATTTATCCCAATCCCACCAATACATACAATGACCTGTCATAGGAGACATAATTACATATCCATGATTTTTTACAAAATTAGAACCCTTCTTTTTAAATTCAGAAATACCTTTAAAACCATTAGCATAAGCATCAACAAACTTTTGAGCTTCTTCAATAGAACAACCCATTTGCCCTGCAACAGCATATGCAGTACCTCCAAATTGTTGACTAAATTCAATAGATTTAACTTTAGTTCTTAAGTCAGGTCTCTTCTTTTTAATATCCTTTACCTCAATATCTTTAAGCTCTTCATGAAACACCATTTTAGCACATAATGAATGCATATCACCACTGCCATGAAGAAATTCATTCAACATTGAAGGCTCATTATAAATATCAGCACCGAGTCTACTCTCCAAAGCACTATAGTCACAAGAACAAAACAAATTACCTTCTTCAGAAACAAAACTACTTCTAGTAGCCTCATTAGCAGGTAAATTTTGTAATTGTGGGTAACCAGCAAAAGAAACATGATTAGCTATAGCTAAGTCATTATTATTTTGTTTAGAACCACAAGCCATCCTACCTGAAGATGCTCCTAATTGCTTAAATGCAGTATGTATTCTTCCAGTGACAGGATTAATAGCATTAATATAGGATTGTCCATAAGTAGAGCATACCTTACTATATTCTTTATAAGTAAAGTAGGCATGAAGAAATTCATCGTCAATACCTACCTGACTCTTGAGTTGTTTTTCAAGTACACTATCTTTATCATCACCTGTACACTTATCCTGAACAGTAGTATTAAAACCTAATTCTTTCATAACCTTAGTTACTTGTATAGAACTATCCCAGTTAATAGTAACTGTAGGAGTCAAATCAAATCCATTGAACAAGTCACCTTGATTATTTACAGAAATCATCTTCTTAAATATAGAATGTTTTTGACTTCTGTTCATAAACAAATTATCTAGAATGGTCTTAGCCTTCATTAAAGCTTCAGAATCTTTCTTCATTTTCTCTTTCCATTTTAGCACATCTAATTTTATACCACACCATTCAAGATATGCAATTACAGGAACAAAGTCACACTCAAGTTGAGCACCATAGATAGCATTAGTTCTAGATTTTAAAATCTTTAGTTGCTCTTGCATCACTAATCCAAGATATTTAACGTCATTAGCAGCATAAACTATAACTTCAAAATCTAATCCTCTCCATATAATTTCACCTCTAATATGTTTATCTACATCTATCCCAATATAACGTTTTACTAAAGCTGCTAAAGAAAAAGATACACCTCCTGGTTTAGGATAAGCAGGAAATCCAAGATAAAGAAATTGTTCAACAATCATAGTATCATACACTTTTAATGGTATAATACCATAATTATAAAGAAATGGCAAATCAAACTTTAAATTTTGTCCTATAAGATATTTTTTCTCAAAAATGTCTTTGTAATAAAGAACATTAATAGTAGTAGTATCAACAACAACTTGATTATCTCCTATTAAGTCACCAAACTGAATGCATAAAAGTTTATTTAAATGAGAATCTTTACCATCAGTTTCAGAATCATATTGTATCATATCCCAAGAATTAATGATATTAAGTGAGTCTCCCACTGATATATTCTTAATCCCTTCAAGACCAAAAAAAGTTTGTTGACCAGTTACTAAATAAATCATTGGCTTAATGTTATTATATGGTGTCCAATTTCTTTGTCATAATGAATGTTTTCTACTTTATAAGCAGTATCACCATAACATTCAAGAGTATATCCTTCTACAATCATAGGACCTCCTGATGGGTCTATGAATTTACATCCATCAGGGGTGTTTCCACCCCTGAATGAATGAAATTCACAAACTAATTTATATTGATTAGGTCTTCCTTCTATCTCTTCAAGATAGTTTGTAGACCCATCATGTGTTTGCAATTTTATTTTCTTTCCCATTGGTATAAGCTTTTAATCTTTTATAGTCAATTAGAAATCCATATCTCTTAAGAAAAGAGCTTCCCAATATACCAGCAATTTCAACATTATAAGCTTGTCTAATATTTTCAAATCCAGGAACATCTAAGACTTGAAAAGCTTCTACGAATTTATGATTCTGATAGAAAAGTTTAATTCCTACATAAGAAGTTTGTACTTGATTACCATCTATTCCATATACAAATCTATTTCCTTCTAGCTCTATATAATCAAGTTTAGTTAAAAAAGAAGTATTTAATACTGAAGAATCAGCACCAGAATCAATAATAAAATTAAAAGAATTACCATTTTGCTCAAAAGATACTACAGGCAAACCAACCTTGCCTATAGTATCTTCAAAAGGAAATTTGAATCTATATCTCTTGTAATATGAGAGTATTATTATGGAAGAAATAATAACAAGAACAATCATTAATGTTATTGCTATTTTCAACATAATTATTTTACTCCAGTACTACCATTACCACCTCTGTTAGGATTATCTAAATCCTCAACAAACTCAAACTCCACACCATTAGAAAGCAACCACTTAAGCTTTTGTATAAAAGTAGCTCTCTGAGATGGTTGTATTCTAAATTGACAAATTCTGTCCCCTTTTTTAATATGGGCAGTACCAATAGAAAGAGCAGGAAAGAACCATTGGTCTTCAGGACCATTATAGCTATTATCTATAATTCCAATGGAATTGCACTCAAGAATATTAAAATTCTTATGGGTAGAACTCCTTGGAGCTACAACAGCTTCCATGCCTTCTGGAAGTTGCATGGCAACACCTAGAGGTATAAGTTTTCTAAAATTCACCACATCTCTAGTTCTTTCTCCTCTACTTTTATGTAAGGCTAGAGAATAAGGAGCTTGAATTTCAACATCTTCAGCAGCTCTCAAATCAATCCAATCACCTTTTTCATTGAAAGAAGGTTCACATCCATTAGTAAGAACCTTAACTTTAATTGTTTGTTTCATGTTTTTTAGAATTAATTATACATTGTTTTCAAAATAACCCAGAGTGATAACAATGTTAATTATAATTAGTTACAGCATGACCAACAATGTTAGCATCTTCATCCACATCTAGACCAACCACAAGATTCACAGTGCTGGCATCCTCCTTCATTAATAATATTCCCACCACATTCAGGACATTTTTCATCTGATATTTCAGTAGGAATATATGTAGAGAGTACTCTGCACATAGCAGAGCTAAAGGAAGTAATATTATCATTAACTTTCTTTGCAGTTTTGACAATATATTTGATAGGAACACCATGCCTTAGAAGCATAGATGAATATAAAGTTGCAGCCCTCTCCTCAATATCCTCATTTAAAGATTCAAGTTCCTTGATTTCCACCATAGGTGAAGTAAAGGTGTAATGCATCTTTGATTTCTTGGTTATAATACCTTCATGCTTAGGTAAATTGAGGATTATATTAGGCTTAAAGGCAAAAACCTCATAAGGTTTACCTTCTAACAAACCTACAAGAACAATAAATTGTTCTCCTTTTACTTTAACAGAATGAAAATCTGCTATAAGTTTCTTAGGTCTCTTTGGGGCAGAAGTTGCAATAATATTTTCAGGTTTAGCAGGTTCTGTAGACAAAATAGGAGCTCTCTTACAACCACTTCTAAAGATAGTAACTCCCTTAAGTCCTTGTTTCCATGCTTCCATATAAATATTCCAAACCTGCTCAATAGTAGCTTCCTTTGGTAGATTTATAGTTGAACTTATACTTGCATCAATCCATTTTTGTAGAGCAGCTTGAACAGCAATTCTATCCATAGGGTCTATATCAGCAGAGGTAACAAAATAATCTGGCAAAGTACTAGTGGTTGCATCAGGATGAACCTTAAGATAATCATCTACAATCTTTGCATTTACTTCAAATTCTTTGTCAGTACCTTCAAGAGATTTGGTTTTTCTTGTATACTTTAAAGCAAATTGAGGCTCAACACCAGTACTTGCTTCAAGCATTGTACCTATACTGCCTGTTGGAGCACAAGTAAGCAATTGGCTATTATATAAGCCATATTGTTTTATTTCCTCTATGGCATTATCTGGCAAATCTAAAGCTTTAATAAATGGAGACTCTACAAGAAGTTCCTTTTGACAAGCAGGATAACATCCATATTCTTTAGCCATATCAAGTGACTCTAATACAGCAGTAACTGCTATCATTTTGTATATTTCATTAATAACATTGATAGACCTAGGACTTCCATACTTAATGCCAGCTTTAATAAGGCAATCTGCCAAACCTAGAGTACCAAGACCTATTTGTCTCCATTGAGCAACACTTTCTCTTTGTTCCTCAAGTGGATGCAAAGTAATGCCTTCAATCAATACTAGATTCAAAGCTCTTACAGCAAGTCTAGTGGCTTCTTCAAGGCTATCCCAATCCATTATAGCATCAGATGTAAATGGATTAAGTACAAACTCACTTAAATTCAAACTACCTAAGAGGCAGCTGCCACCTGCTGGGAGTGGTTCTTCAGCCACTGATTATCAACCAGTTAGACTATATCTTTTCCTTCAGCATTACCTGTTAAGGTGGTTGCACTCCTTATAGAACATTGGAGATTCCAGAGTTTATCAGACATCCAAATAGGTTGCTGATTATAACCTAGATAAAGTTTATATTGCATAGATGGCAAGATGTAAGGAAAAATAAGCCAAATAAATTCTTCATAACTACCTTGTTTTACTCTAAGTCTATAAAATTGTCCTCTTTTAATAACAGAACAATTAATATTAAATTTAGTCAACATCATAGTTTGAAGTACTTGTACTTCTTCTTTATTATATCTGTCAGTGGCAAATTCCATCCTTCTATTATAAATAGCATTCTTCTCTTTTCCTACTAAACATATATAGCCATCTGACATATACCACATAGCTACTCCATAAGGGGTAATCATTTCTGGTATATATTTAGTAATTCTTCTATGCCTATAATCATCATAAAAGCGATGATATATTTTAGCAAAATAAGGATGAGCAAAAATTCTAAATTCCCAAGAGTCCTTGTGATTACAACCTGCACTGAAATGAGCAGGTGTATATTTTATCTGTATGTGAAAGGGTGTGCAAGACTTTATCTCAGATTCAATTAAATCTATAAAAGTCTTATCAATACTTTTCACACTAAAAGACCTCTTGGAAACTCCTTTATCTATGCTTCCATCTCCAATTAATAGTCCTGTTAAAAATCCTCTTAACTCTGAACTTTTCATATTATAGCCTCCTATAATTTTATGATTTATTCTATAAATTAGTCGTTGAACTTTCTGTTTAAAACAGCTTAGCTGCTGATTATTTATATAACGTAAAATATTTATAAATATTGTACATTATAAAATTTTCCAGCAATTCACAACCGATTATTTTCATAGTATTTCTACTAAGCCCTGCACTTAAGCCTACAGGGATTTGTACCAGCATACTTGAAATTAGGGTCATTGCTGACCATATTATAACCCTCAATTCTATCCCAATAAAGAATTCCAGGTTCAGCATAATCCCAATTGTTCTTTGCTAACTTGTTGAATAGCTCTCTTGCCTTTACTCTTTTTGCATAACCAATTACTCTCTTACTCTCAGAAGTAGAACCCAAGGATACCATACCTTCACTAACTTGATAGATAGTCATTAGTTCATTATATGGAAGATTTGGATTCTTATATATTTCTCCTTCAATGAGTGATGCAAATAAATTGTTGTCACAAGGCCACCTGAGAATATAATCTTCATCCTTCTCCACAGCCTTCATAAAGTCATCAGTAACTCTTACAGAGATATTGGCATATTGTACTCTGTTTACATCTGTTTTGCAGTCAATAAACTCCTCAACATCAGGATGCCTTACATCTATAGAAAGCATTAATGCACCTCTTCTACCATTCTGAGAAATAGTTTGAGTTGTTTGAGAGAATAAATCCATAAAGGATACTGGACCACTTGATGTTTTACTGGCATTATGCACAGTAGCACCATTGGGTCTAAGTTCACTTAAATCAGTACCACAACCCCCACCAACACTATAGGTTTTTCCTAATTTTCCATTACATTGAAATATAGATTCAATGTTATCTTGTGGTGGAGTAATCACATAACAATTGCTATAAGTGACTTTTCTATCAGTAACACCTCTACTAGCGAGAATTCTGCCACCAAAGATAAACTTCTTTTCAAGCATAAGTTCTTTAATAGAAGCATTACCACCACTTGTTCTATCTAAGAAATTTTCAAAGAGTTCCTCACCATTGATGTATTTCTTATTAAGAATAGACAGTGAAAGTTCATTATTATTTAACCATTCTTCTTTTGTCATGCGAAAACTTTTTTCATTAGTTCTTCTTTAGTTCTACCCAGTTTGTTTAATGCTTTTACTTGCATATCATAAAATCTGCAACCATCTTCTACTCCTTCTAAACAATATTTTTCAGTATATGTAACAGACTCAATAACAATACTTATTTTATATATGCATATTTTAATTGGTCTATTATTCGCCATTATCCAAAAAGTATCACCAATATCATAAGTTGTATTAATTACTTTACCTGTTGTAGTTGCATTAATTACTTTACCTGTTGTAGGTTTAAAATTTTCACAGTTATTGCAATTCATGATTATTTCTTATTTAGCCAGTCAATAATATTATTATTAAAATCCATATTTATTCCTTCAGGAACTTTGGGTCTTGAAGAGAGATAAATAGAGAGTTGTCTTCCCAACTCAAATGGGTCTTGCAGTTCAATCTGTTTATTCTTGCCATAAATAAGTGTGCCTTCTTTCTGAGTATCTTTAAATTCCCATACCAAAGGAGTTAGGGTTTTCTTATTAACTACTATAAAACAATAATCTGCAAGTAGATAATTTTTAAAGATAGGGTCTTTATCCATATTAGCCCTAATAATTCTCCAATACAATCTTGCCTGAATATCATATCTCCATTGAATAAAACTATTATAGAAATCCCATTCAGGATGAGAACTTGTTTTAAGGTCTATAGGATATACTGTTTTTGTTCTATGGCTTGTTATTAACAAATCAGCCATACATCTGTAGTTTATGTCATTAAAAGTAGATTTAAACTTTAACTGATACTCTCTTACTAAAGAATCATCATTATATTCATAGAAGAATTTAGTAGTTGAAGGGCTAGTTTTGAGTGCAGTTACTGCATTGTCAATCTGCTCTTTGAGGGTAGTGTCAATCACAGTTCTGTCACCTGCAAGATACAGGAGTGAATAATACTCACTGCCTTGCTCTTTGATAACTCTTGCCCTTGTCTCTGGCTTCCAGTTAAGCTGAAAGCTATCAAGAATTGTCTGGTCAATTATAATAGAATCAGGAATCTCATTCAAAGACCTATAGTTTTGGCTATAGTTCTCAAACAGAGTATTGACTATACTTCTGACAGAATCCTTCAAAGTTGGGAACTCTGCCACCATAAAGTTCTTGTCAAACTCTTCCTGACCACCAGTAATAAGTGCGTCAACTGCTGACCCAAGAGTAAGACTTGGAGATTCAACTTTGTCAAAAAGGGTATCAAGGTTATTAAAACCTTCCCTAGCAAACTTTGCAAGAGTACTGTAACTCAATGCAGGGTCTGCTCTATATTCAGGTTCTGTTACCTGCCAACTTATATCATATAATGTCTTCATGGATAGTAATTGTAGTTAGTTCAGCTTGTAATATATACAAGGAATCAAGGTCTATATGGGCATACTTTTGTTCTTGTTTCTCTCTGTCCTTTTCAATTTTATGAATGACAGTATTAACAACTTGTTCCATGCCAATAAAGTCTCTTTTATCCAAGCATTTATAACAGACTGGAATTTCTTTTACAGGTAATTTTGAAATTAAATTTCTAAGTTTTTGAATCTGTAATGTCTCCATTTTTACAATTTCTAATGCTCTTAGTAATTCTTTTTTAGACCTTATTTCAAAATACATAATAGGAATCTCACTAGATTCTAGATACTTTCTGAAAAGATTTCTCTTTACAGGAAAAATATCATTAACAAAACCTTTAACTTCTATTATCACAAAAATTCCATTTAGTAAGAAAGTAAAATCTGGAGTATAAGTAATAGAGTCTATAGGAGACATGTCTAGACATAATTGTGTTTTAGAGTCTCCCTTCACTTTTCTTCTAGTATAATATGGAACTTTTATAGGTCTTAAGCGTGGACTTAAAGTAAAGGTAGAGCCCTCATAAACAGGTGTTATACCTTGTTGTATAAGGGCTCTATATATTGTTCTTTCTATTGTAGACTTGAAATGAATGTCATTAAAATTTACTGGAGTAGCGTTTTTAATCTTTTTATTTTCCTGCATGACACTTTGTAAAAGGTGTTATAAGCTCCAGTGCTTTACAAGCATCTTCCATTGAAAAGAATACAGGGACATCACATGTATGAAGTCTTTTAATACATGCTTCATTATCTTCATTGCCCAAGTTTATCATGTAAACACATGAATCTCTTTTCTTATCTCTATTCATCTCTTCTGCCATAAGTTCTATAAGCAGACAATTACGAGTATAAGGAGAAATATCACCTAGAATATCAAGAAATACAAGAGCCTCCTTAATAGATGCTTCTCCCATATTTCTTGCAAGCCTTCTAAGGAAAGGTTTATATTCTACAAAGTTTGGAAGTTGTGAAAGTGTTACTCTCTTAGGAGTAATGGACTTTTGCTCTACAAAGTCATCTCTACAGAGTTGTTCAAGGGAAGCTTGTGTTACCAAAATTTCCACTTCACAAGTTCCTTCTCCATAAGGAGTCTTTGTAGGTACACTAATTCTAATCTTGTTGCCAACTTTTACTTCTTGGTCAGTTCCTTTTAAAAAGTACTTTATCATATTATTAGTTTTTTGTTTATAAATCAGTACACCACAGTATAGGTGTACCATACTTGTTTATCATCATAGAGTTAATCTCAGTAAATATCTTATTAGGCATTGGAATACCAGTTCTAGCATAAAATGCAGGATGATTTACTTTTATGATAGTATTAAAATTACTTTTGATATAAGGTTCAAAGGTTTGAGCTTGTGTACCAAATAATACATAAATGATACCAGTTTCCCATTGACTGAGATTTTTTAGTAGTTTAGTAATAAAGGGTCTCCAAAGCATGACATGACTACCAATTCTATTCATCTCACAAGTGAGAGCAGAATTAATCATTAAAATGCCTTGTCTTGCCCAAGATTCCATAGTAATGTCAAAGTGTTTAAAAGGCATAGAGTCTTCATAAATACTCAGTACACTTTCCTTTATTACTTGCAATGAGGGTGAAATTTCTAATGTGTTTGATTTGTTTCCAAACAGAATTCCAGTTGCCACACCTTTTTGAGGATAAGGGTCTTGACCCAGAAACACTATCTTACAATCATGTTCACTGCATAGTGTGAAAGCCTTAAATATATCTGTATAGGCAGGTACAATAGGTTTTACACTATACAATGAATTTAACTTTGTGACTACTTTAGCAAGTTCAGATATATCAATAACCTTAAGCCAATCTCCAAAATACTCATTGAGTTTCATAATAAGTGACAATACTGTTATTGAAGTTCCTCATATCAGCAGAAGAGGGAGTAGGAGCACAGGGTTTTACTATCATAGAATTCATATGCTCTATAGAGAGTCCTACTGGGATATTTGAGCCGTAGTAGTCTCCTCTATATTTAATATCTACAGCAAAATTTGAATAAAAAGGAATTGCCTGCTTAATAATAGTCTTTTCTACTAGTTCAGAAGCCCTTTCAAATACCCTATAAGAGATTCTACACTTAGGATTAGTAAGATTTATAATACCATCCTCAGGGTTAAACAGAACTGTGACAGTAGATAATAAAAGAGGCTCATAGTCTTCACTGAAGAACATACCTTTACACCCATAATAATGTACTCCTTTTGATGTGATGACATGAGCTATCCTTGTATCATCAACACTAGCTGTAGCAAACTGTCTGAGAATAGTAGTAATAGTTTTTTTGTGAAAAGTCCTTATTCCCATAGAGTTAGCACCATGTACAAGACTAAATACCAATTTGGTACAACCAGACCCTTTAGCAATTGGTACATATGGAACAAGAGGAGTAGGAACTTCAAATTCATTACCAGAAATGTCTACTTCTAAATATGCAGGAAAAGCACCTCCTTCAAGAGGTATTGAAGGAATTGGACTATTAAGATTTGGAATATTCCAAAGATGCTTAAAATAATCTTGTATAAAATTCATATTATTCTATCTTGAGTTGCATACTATTCCCATCATATTCAGTAAAGAATGGCAATTCTCTAATAGGAGCCCCTACAACTTCATTGGCAACAAAATTAGTAAACATATTTACTATAAGACTACCAATCATATTAGCCATATAAGAAGTTTGCTTATAACTACATACAGTTTCATCAGCTTCAGTATCAGAAAATAATGCCGTTCTTTCATATTTAGCAATAGCTTCTGTATCATCACCTGTAAAACAATACACCTGAAGATACTCAGCTGAAAGTCTACCATCAATAAAGAGACAATGTTCTCTTTCAGTGATTGGTTTATCCAATACATGCATATACCATCTCCTGAAGAAAATTTTCCTAGCTTCCATATTATCAAAGCCACATATCATAATATCAGTAGCTTCACATTCAAAAGTAAATTTCTCTTTAATGGCAAATACACTATGATAAAGGGAATAATTACCCACCATAGCAGCAATGGCATCAACTTTATATTCTCCTATATCACAGTTACCATAGAGCTGTCCTGACATATTACCTCCTTCAACTATATCATCATCATAAATAAAAAGTGAAGTAGGTTGCATTCTTGAAAGTAAGAAGCATACATAACTGCCAATACCACCAAGACCTGCAAGAATAATAGTTTTCTTCTGAATTTCTTCAAACCAACTTGCTCCACTAAACCTTGAGGTATGTTCAGCAACATTCAAAGAACCTGAATTCTCAGGTATATGAAACCATTGAGCAATTGGGTGTGTTTGTTCCTCCTCAGTTAAAGGAGCAGTTTCCAAAGTATTATCAGCAACTAAGGACACTTCTCTTATAAAGGTTTCTCCAGAGCCCATAGTGGCACGTAATTCTTCTACTTTTATTAGGATTTGCTCCTGCTCCTGAGTCAAAAAGAAGATATAATTGGAATCTTGAAGACTTACTCTAATCCAAGCTTTAATACTTTCATTATCAAGCCATGAATCAGTAGGTCCCCATATATAAGAGCAACCTCCTGTTATACTTCGCAATACCATGTAAAACATACTATTGCTTATAGGAGAAACGTTTTCTGTATTTCTAAGAGCAGCAAATACAGAAAAAGGAAGAGCATCTGGATTTAAATGTAATTCAGAAATTACTTCATTTCTAAAAGCCTCAAGTTCTTCTCTACTGCATTCAGCAATTGTCTCTAAAGTTTTCATATTCCTCAGGCATTAAATTAATAAGTTCTTCAATCATCATATCTTTAACAATACTTTTAGGCAAACTGTCAAGATATGTAATCATATCACTTGCATAAAGATGAATGAAAGCATCACTGTCATTATAATCATAGTCATGACCCATTTTATATCTAGCTGCAAGTGTATCCTCATATTTTTTATCAACTGTATAACAAAGGATAGCTTCAGTATGTGTTTGAATCCAATTCTTAAGTCTACATTGAGTATAACTATCTTTCAAATCACCAAATCTTGCTTCATAGATACTATCCATCTTTTTAACCCAATTATCAAGATTAATATTAGTATCTGAACTAACAATTATACTACTGGTGAGAAGCTGAGTACACAATGTTTTTACTATGGTGAAGGGCACTTTCTCATATTGATAGAATTCAATGTCCTTATCCTCCTCATCAGGAATAGATGGAGTATTAAATCCTTCTTCAATTTCTTCATAACCTTCAAATGGAAGTGATGTTTGATGAGTAGCAAATTCATACTTAGGATTTGGTTCTCTATAAGGAATATTATAATGAGCATTGACAGACTGATAAGTGGGAGTACTAAAAGTATATTTGGCATTGAGTTTGCTCTTTTTAATTGTATCAAGCCTCTCATCAAGCTCTTTAAAGGGTTCAGGAACCTCAGTTTTATTGATTCTCATTTCAAAGTATTCAATAACAGTTTCTTCCTTCTCCTCTACTTTAGTAGTTTGATGTGGAGTACCTTTTGAGAGGGTGATAGTGGCATCTTCAAATGTCTTATATTCTGTACTTTCAGTAAGAGTAATAAGAGCTTCTGCTTTAATCTTCTTTTTTAATTTTCTGGTAATTCTAGCCACATACTGACCAGCATTACAAACAATCAAAGAAAGGAAATGATTAAGGTCACTGCCTTCTTTAACCAATGTGGAAACATCAACACCACTGAAAAACGCAGCCATATGGTTATGTGAATGGACTAGACCCTCATAAATACCAGCTCTTAGTAATCCATGCTCAATTCTATAATTAATAATGTCAGCAGTGTCTTTAAAATTAGTAAATCCACTTGTACCAATATCCATAACACAAATGTCTTTACAGATAGCTTTGAAGGTTCCATCATCTAAAGAACCCTCTACAGTATAAAATAGAGTACCACTCCATTCTACATCATGTACCTTACTACAAAGATGTCTAATCTTAGCCTCAACTTCTTCAGGAATAATGAGGTCAAAAGATGAAGGGTTTTTCACCAACTCCAATTTGGGTTCCACTTTGGGAATTGTTACTTTGGGAGTTGTCCCTTTGGTTTTGTTTTTTGCCATATGTATAATTGATTATACTTAAAACATTAGTGATTATAAATTCACAATAAGTTTTTGAGAGGAGTAATGATTTATTCTCAATGGTGTCATTATCTACAAGAATTTTTAACTCAACAGGATGTCCCTTAAATGTAAACAATTTTTTACCACTAATTCTGTTAGCAGCATCAATATTTCTTCCATAAATATCTATTGTGTATATTTTCCCATTAGAAATTATATATTTATTGAGGATATTATTACTTATAAGAGAGTGTAATGAAGGAATGGCAACCATTCTTGTTTTGTAATCATTCAAGAATTTTATAAACTCATTACTTAAATTAATGATTGTAGATGTTGCAGACTCTCCTAGTTGGTATTGGCCATGTACAAATTTAAATTTAAATTTACAATTGTCAGCACAATGCTTTATAAAAGCCTCTATAAGATGCTTTGAAGAGATTGGTACGTTTTTATAATTTCGACTATAAAGATTTGACATAGATTCTTCTACAGAACCTCTACCAACACTTTCAAGCCTGATATAAGGAGTACCAACAACAGATTCAATAGTAACATACTTAGCAAGTTCATAAGCAAACAATCCCCAAATTTGTTTATCATAGCCCTCAAAAAGAGTTCTCATAGTATATCTAATAGGACCAGTTCCTACACAAGGTTCC